GTCCGAATGATGCACGCCCTTGTCTTGTAGAGGACTTCTGAGCATGGCATCATTCATGGTATCGCCTTGTGTTGCACTGCAACAAAACCAATCAATTCAAGCACTTGGCGGTGCTATTGAGAATTGAGTGGGAATGATTTAATGTCTGGCAGCGCCAGGCACTGAAAGGCGCAAAACACCCCTAAGCCCGCACCACTGCGGGCTTTTTTACGTCCGCTGTTCGGCATTGACTGGCAGCAACTTGACCCACCAAGCAACCCCTGCCGATGGCATGGCCCGTGGTACCGCTTACCTGATACCATATCCATTTACGGAATACCATGCGGCACTTATCCACAGGCGCATGGTATTGAAACGGCGTAAGTCGTTGATTTTGAACAGGAAAGGAGTTCCTGGAGTGACCATAAAAATCATGGTATCGGGCGTCGATTTGAGGGGTGCGCCATGCTGACCGATACCAAGCTGCGCAACCTCAAGCCCAAGGAGTCGCTGTACAAGGTGCCCGACCGCGATGGCATGTATGTGGCGGTGACGCCTGCCGGTGCGGTGTCCTTTCGCTACAACTACTCGATCAATGGCCGCCAGGAAACATTGACAATTGGCCGCTACGGCATTGGCGGGCTCACGCTGGCTGAGGCCCGCGAGCGCCTGCACGAGGCCAAGCGGATGATCGCCGAGGGCAGATCTCCGGCGCGAGAGAAGGCCCGCGACAAGGCGCGGGTCAAGGATGCCAAGTCGTTTGGCGCGTGGGCCGAGAAGTGGCTGCGCGGCTACGAGATGGCCGACTCCACCCGCGACATGCGCCGCTCGGTCTATGAGCGCGAGTTGAAGCCCAAGTTTGCGGCCAAGCTGCTCGAAGAGATCACGCACGAGGATCTGCGGCTGCTGACCGACACCATCGTGGAGCGTGGCGCACCGGCCACCGCTGTGCACGTGCGCGAGATCGTGATGCAGGTCTACCGCTGGGCCTCTGAGCGCGGCAAGAAGGTGGACAACCCCGCCGACCTGGTGCGCCCTTCGGCCATTGCCAAGTTCAAGCCCAGGGAGCGGGCGCTGTCGCCCGAGGAAATCGGGATCATGTACCAGTACCTGGACACGGTGGGCACCGGCCCCCAGTTCAGGGCGGCGGCCAAGCTGCTGCTGCTGACCCTGGTGCGCAAGTCGGAACTGTCCGATGCCAAGTGGTCCGAGATCAACTTCACTGAGGGGGTGTGGACGATCCCCAAGGAGCGGATGAAGCGGCGCAATCCGCACAACGTCTATCTGTCCAGGCAGGCGCTGGACTTCTTCATCGCGCTCAAGACTTTCGCGGGCGGCTCAGACTATGTGCTGCCATCGCGCTACGACATCGACAAGCCGATGAGTTCGGCCACGCTTAACCGGGTGCTGGAGGTGGTCTACACCAATGCCCAAAAAGACGGGAAGGCCTTGGCCAAGTTCGGGCCGCATGACCTGCGGCGCACGGCCAGTACATTGCTGCACGAGGCCGGGTACAACACGGATTGGATCGAGAAGGCCCTGGCCCACGAACAAAAGGGCGTGAGGGCGGTGTACAACAAGGCCGAGTACCGCGAGCAGCGCACGGCCATGTTGCAGGACTGGGCAGACATGATCGACGGGTGGACGCTCAAGCGGCCACAGCCTGCGGCGTGATGCCTGGGCGCATGGCCTGGACGCCAGACAGCTTGCGCTGCTGAATCCAGGCCTCCACTTCGTCCAACTGCCACGCCACGTTGCGACTGGTCAGAGCAATGCGGCGCGGGAAGTCGCCGCGCTGCTCCATGTCGTAGATCGCCCGCTCGGACAGCGGAATCATTCCGAGCAGAGTTTTGCGGTTGATGAGTCTGGTCATTGTTTATCCGGATGCGGGTATTTGATGACAAGCCGATGCCTTAGTGGGGCGCGGCTTCCTCTCCAGGTAGCTCGGTGCGCCCCAGCCGGTCGGCGGTGCCGCGCAGTATTTCCACGGCGATCTCCTTGTCAAAGTCGGCGGCAATGCAGCCACTGAGGGCCGCCATGAACCCAGCGTAGAACTGCGCAACGCTTTGGGCATTGGCCGTGGGTTGCTGCTGCACCTGCTTGATGATGGGCATCACGCACTGGATGAAGATGTCGGTGCCAATTGTTGTTGGGCTGCCGGTGAAGGTGAGTTGTTGGTCTTGTTCGCTCATGGGTGGATCTCGGTAGTTGGGGTCTAAAAGGGGATGTCGTCATCCATGTCGTCAAAGTTGTTGAGCGCTGGCGGTCGGGTAGGGCGCGCCTGGCCGGATGCCTGGGGAGCGGCGGAGGGACGTTGGGCAGGTTGGCCAGCATTGCCGCCGCCACTTTGGCCACCCTGACCGGCTTCGCGGCTGCTGAGCATCTTCATGTCCTGCATGCGGATCTCGTGGGAGACCTTTTCGGCCCCGTCTTTGTCGGCGTAGGCGCGCTGGGTCATCTTGCCTTCGATGAACACCAGCGAGCCCTTGCGCAAGTACTCGCCCACGATTTCGGCTTGTCTGCCGAAGGCGGTGATGCGGTGCCAGGTGGTCTCTTCCTTGACCTCGCCGCTGGCTTTGTCTTTCCACTTCTCGGCGGTGGCCACTGAGAAGTTGCAGACTGCCTCGCCGCTGGGCATGTAGCGGACCTCTGGGTCACGGCCCAGTCTTCCAATGATCTGGGCCTTGTTCAGCATTCGGGCTGCTCCTTGTCCTGGCTCGCCGCTTCTTGGCTGGCCATTTCGGGCTGCACGCCACTGGTCATGAGTTCAATGACCTCATTGGCGGTGGCGGCGCGCACCGTGAACTGGTTGATGGCTGCATGTCGCAGGGCTTGGGCCTGGTTGCTGGCTTGCACCAGGCGGGGTGCACCGGCTTTGTCGGTGACGATGTAGGGGCGTGTTGCGCTCATGGTGTTCTTTCAGAATTTCTTGCCGCCTTCTGCGGCGCGGTTTTCGATCTTGTGGTCTGCTCTGCTGGCGTTGAAGGCCATCTTTTCGGCAATTGCACCAGCCAGGTCCATGCGGTAAGCGCCCGCCAGGTCAAAGATGCGGATGACCGCATCTGCTAGCTCGACTTCACGCATGGGGCGGTGCGGCAGCTTGTCATCCATCAGGCCCTTACGGTCGCCCTCCATGGATTCGCTGACCTCACTGTGAATCAAGCACAGCTTGTTACTGAAACAGTACGGGTTTGTTGTGATGCTTGCGCCTGTCTGAAGGTCATGCCACCAGCCAGCGGCATTGGCAGCACCATGACATTGGCGCTGCAATACCTCGGCGGCCTGGACAATCAGATCCGGGTTAAGTGTGAAGTCGCTCATGCCTCACCCCCTGCCAGGCGCTGCTTGAGCAGATAGCCCTCCAGTTGCCAGACTTTTTCGCGGGCATTGGCGTAGGCCTCTTGTTGCCCAGTGGCCTGGTCCCAGTTTTCACGGCTTACGCATGCGTTTTCACCCGTGACGGTAAAGCCGTTGACGAGGGTCAGGCAGCAGACGGTGTGCACGGTGCCGGGAAACACGTGGTATTGGGCGTGGACGATGACCGCATCGATGTCATCGGGGCGCAGGCGCGGGGCATTGAGCCCCTTATCGATCAGGGCCTGCTCGAATTGTTGTTCGTTGTTCATGGTTGCAGGCCTTTCGTCAGTTCTTGGAGTACTCGCCCAGAAGGACCGGGACGATCAGGCTTGCTGCGCTGTACTGGTTTTCGCGCAGCGCCTTGCGGGTCAGTTCGGCCAGTTCTTTGGCCATGGCTTCCTGGTGCTCTTCGAGCTTGATGATGCGCAGCGAGATCGAGGGCTTGTCGTTGGAGGTGATGACGCTCAGACGCATGACGAACGTGCGCGACTCCAGACCGTGATAGGGCTCGCAGGTGAAGTGGATGAACGTGGGCAGCGGGTCCTTGCTGGTGGCCGACACTTGCTCAAAGCTGCTTTTGCTGGCGCTCAGGCTCTGCTCGGCGCTTTCGACCTTGCGCATCGCCTCGATGCTCATCTTGCGCACAGCGGCCACGGCATGGGCGATCACGATGGGGCCATCGTCGTTGAAGCACTGGATCTGAGCCGTCCAGTCCTCGATGAACTCGGCCACGCCTGATTGGGTCATGGCGCGACCGCTGGCGTGCGTGAGCAGGCTGGTGTAGGCCGATGTCTTCTCCAGGACCAGCGCGGCCTTGTTGTCGGCATGGCCAGGCTTGTCCGGGGTGCCCAGGTTCAGCACGGCCACCGACTTCATGGCGTCCTGGCTGACGAACACGCATGCGCCTTCTTCCTTGTGGGCCTTGACGTATTCCGCAAAGTCCTCGGCGGCGCTGGTAGCCATGGTGCCGCGAGCGCGGCGGCGGTTGGGCAAGTACTGCTCCAGGTCGCGGGTGTCGAACTTCTCGGGCAGGGCTACGACAGCCCTTTCCTCAAACGCATGCGAAATCGCGTTACTGGCTTGCAGGATGGATGCGCCATCCTGGAGGACTTCAATTGCTTCTTTGTCGAACATGTTGTGATTCCTAAATTTGTTGTGTGTGTGTTGGTGGGCCTACTCGCTGCCTGTCTCCATTGCTGCGCTTCTCGGGACTTCGACCCATTCGGGCTGACTGTGACAATGGACGGAACTTCATCGGCTTTCGCCTGCCCTGGTGTGACTTCTCACTTCCGGACAGTTTTCGGCCCGTAATTGCTTAGGCGGTGGGGAACGACTGTTGGCGGTTCTCTTTGTCCAAGAGGCTGGGCTGGGCCAGCGTCAAGCGGCCATATTTGCCCACGTGCAGGACGGTCGCACCGCTGGTCTCTTCGCTCTTCTTGCCCATCGATGTTGGGCGTGTGAATTTGGTGTCGTGCTGGATGCGCACCTGGTGGGTGCCCATGATTTGCTCGATCTTGAATTTCACGGTGACTTCGGCCACTCGACCAAAGTCCACGGCGGCGGCTGCGGATTCGCTCAAGGCCTGAGACATCAGCAATTCAAACTGCCCACCGTCCAAGTCGGTGATGAACTCCGGGACATCGGTTGGCGCTGTGGTGGGGCGGTTGGTGGTTTCGTGCATGGTTGCTCCTGGTGGTTGGTGATGGGTGGCCTACTCGCTGCGTCCATTGGTAGATCGCTATTCGCTCCAAAAGCATCCGCTTTCGGCCAATTCGTTACGCCGCTTCTTCGGTCTGTTCGGCTTCGATGACGGGCTCGGGCGCGAACTTCTCAAACGCCAGGGGCTTGATGTGTTGGCCAAAGAACTTGCCGATGGATTCGGCACCGATGAAGGCCTCGAATGTTTCTTTGCTCACATCGGGGTAGTGATAGATCGCGCCAGCGCCACGGGTGAACGTCACGGCCAGCGTCTTGGTGGCCTCGTCGTATCCAATGGCCTTGACCTGGTTGGATTCAACCGGGGTGAGTGCGATGTTTGGGCGCTTCTTTTCCGCTGGTTCTGCGGACTCGGGCGACTGGGTGTTTTCTTGGTTCATGGAGACTTCCTTTAGGGTGGTGGAGAGATTGGTTAGGCCATCACTGGCGATGACACATCGGTGATGTGTTTGACCAGTGCGGCGCAAATGGCGGGGAAATCGGACTCGCGGTACAACTTGGCCGACTTGTCGGTCGCTACGTGCACAAAGCCCAGTTGGGCGAGCCCGTCAGCGGTGAGGGCGATGGGTGACAAGCGGGCATTGATGTCGCCCAGCTTGATGCGCTCGCCCGTGTCGTGGATCTGTGCCGGGTCGATGCGGGTGACATGGCCAGCGGCAACCCGTGCGATGCCTGTGCCGCCCACAATTGCATCGGCCACGGCTTGGGCGATTGGCGCTTGCGTTGCGGCTTGCTGCACCACGGCGGCGGCTTTGGCAGCCACTTCGTCTTCACGCGCTTTGCGCTCTGCTTCCAGTTCCGTGTACTTGGCCACGCGCTGGGCGATCACAGCGGCCAGGTCATCGGGGTTCTTGAGCGTCAGGCTCCCAAGGTCTGGGAACAGGTGGTCGTGTTCTGCGGCCTGAATGGCGCGCAGGTTGAGCGTGATGCGGTCCGCGATTTCGTTGGCCGCGATCTTCACTCGCGCCAATTCGGTATCCACGGCATCGCGCAAGCTGGTGATGGACCGTTTGCCCTTGATGACACCGGCATAGTCGGCGGGCACGGCGGGCATGAGCGGCTTGCCGATGCGCTCATTGAGGATGCGCATGTGTTCGTTGCCCTTGGTGACAGCCTCCGACACGATCTCCATGCGGATCTGGTCTTTGCGGGCCTTGACCAGTTTTTCAAGGTCGAGGCGGACTTTGCGGGCCTCGGCGCTGATGTCATCGATGGCTTTGAACAGGGCGTCGATGCTGGCTGTTTGGCTCAGGGCATGCTCTTTGGCTGCGGCCAGGCGGCTTTCGACATCGCTGCACCACTTGACGCTGGCGTCTGCGTCTGCGAAGTCCTGATCGGTTTTGAGGTCGCGGTTGACAGAACGGATGGCGGCAAGCGCTGTTTCCTTGAATGCGGCCAGGTTGGATGCTGTGACAGCGCCGGTCACTTCGATGCGAAGGGCGGGCAGGGTCTCGGGGGCCTTGCCGGTGGGCGCAGGCTCGGCCACGGGGGCGGGCGTGTAGGTCTTGAGGTCTTCGGCCAGTTGCGCCCAGCCTGCGACGATCTTGGCGCGCAGTTCGGGATCGGGCTTGTACCAGCAGTGGCGCTCTGCGATCAGCTTGTCGTCAGCGTCCCACTCGCTGGCCATGAACAGGACCCGCTCGCAATTCGAGACCAAGGCCTGGTGCTCCATCTGCACCCGGTACATGAGAGGCAGGCATCGGCCAGCGGAAGCGGTTTCCCGGTACTCGGGAGCCATGGTCTCCATGTCATCAAAAGCAGCGCGCAAAGCATCGTTGAGCGTTTTGTGCTCAAAGGCCACGTCTTCCATGAGGGTGAGCCCGTCAAAGCTGGCGCTGTATTCGCCATTGACGCCAGTCACGGGGTAGAGGTCTTCGCCGATGATCTTTTCGGCCAAGGGGCGGGCCAGGGCCTCAAATCGGTGGCCGGGATCGAACACGCGCTCTTGCACGTACTGGCTGACATCTGGCTTGATGGCCGTGTGCAACTCGGCCAGCAGTTCGGTGCGAGATTTCAGGCCGCACCCCATCATGGCCGGGGCATCGCTGGCGTTGAAGTGCGTGGCGCGGTGGGCGTGCCATTCGGGCGTGCCCTGGATCAGATTGATGGTCTTCATGTGGGTTACTCCATGGCTTGGACAAAGGGATCAATGGCGGGCGCGCCACCAGCTGCGGCGGTGCCGGGATCGGTGACAGCGGATTGCGCATCGATGGGGGCCAGGTTCTGGATGGCCTTCTTCTGCGCTTCGGACAGCACGCCCTTGGTGCTGACCATGGAGATCAGTTCGTCGGGCGTTTTGCGCCCAGCCTCAACGGCCTTGCGCCAGCTGGGCAAGTTGGCGTTGAAGTCGGCCTCGGGATAAGCGGCCAGGGTGGGGCGTGCTGGCGCCGGTGCCGGGCTGATTTCGCCGGTCGATGGGTCAATGACATTGGTCGGCGTGTCGAAGACTTCCTCGGCCACCGGCATACCGCGCAACACATCGGGGAAAACGTCACGCAGGGCAAAGGCGCGGGCGCGCATCTGGCGCATGCGCTTGGGGTACTGCGTCCATGGGCCTTGCTTGCCGTGCAGACCTGCGGCCTTGGCATCGTCCACGCTGAACGTCACGACCTGCTCGGCCTCGCCCCTGCGCTTGACTCGGCAGGTTGCTGTGTGACCGTCATCGGATTCCTGCACGTACTCGCACAAGGGGCTGCTACGCACCAAGGCGATGACTGCATCACCCCACAAAGCGGCGCGACCGTTGATGACCGCGATGTTGGAGAGGGCCTGCAAGGGCTTGAGGCCAAGTTCTGCGCCCCACTGCATGGCGATCAGGCAGTTGCCGGGCTTGCCCTTGAAGTCCTTGGGCACCAGGTCTGAATCGGCCAGGTAGTTGGAGAACGTCAGGGCCTGCTCAAAGGTTTGAGGGCTGAGGTCCACTTGGCTCGCGGGCCTGACAGAGAGGGAAGTGTTTTCGTTACTCACGTTGGTTTCCTTTCAAAAAATCCGGATGCGGTTATTGCTGGGCGAACAAAGGCCCTGAGTTGATGTTGAGCATGGCCATGTCCATGCACTGCTTGAAGCTGGCGCGGGCATCGTCAGCGGTGTAGCCCGCGAAGGCCATGCGCTTGGCGTTGAACTCGGCCAGCAGGCGCACGGCCCTGGACCGCTGCCCAGGGTTTTGCCACTTGCGGCGGTACACGTTCTCCAGTGCGCGCACGATGCGGGTTTGACGTTGAATGAGGGTCATGCGGCCACCTCATCCAGTTGGTAGGCCTCGACTTGCTTGATGTCGAAGCCCAACCGTCTGGCGTAGGCCAGGACAACTGGCGCGAGGGTTTTGGTTCCGGCGATGGCCGCGAAGAACTCGGCGGTTTCGTTGGCGGGGTAAACGGTGGCTTTGCCGTACACGTTCCTGACTTGGACTTGCACGATCCGCTCTTGAATGAGCGGCAGGCCTGCGTTGTTGAGGAAGGCATTGGCGTTGGCCAGTGCTTCGATTTGGGCTTGGTTCATGGTTCCTGACTCCTATAAAAGTTCCTGACTACGGCTCAATCATATCCGCATACGGATATCAATGCAACCATATATGGATAATCGACCGCAAAAAATTGCGGTCTTTGCAACACAGGTGACAGTTAGGAGAGGGCGCGCATGGCTTCGGCCAGGCTTTCGGGGCTCACAAGGGGGACAAGCTCGACGGTGGCATCGATGCCCATGGCAATGGATGTGGCCTGCAACGGGTCCCAGCGGTTGGCCAGCAGCATTTGCTGGCAGGCGGACAGCCCACCGCGAAGGATGCGTAGTTTGGGGTCCTCGCGGCTGAACTTGCTGCCAGGCTTGGCGGCTTCCAGTTCTGCGGCGTAGCCCACCATGGCCATGGAAACCCCCGTGGCTTCCATCAGGGCATCGCACGGCTCTCCGGCCTGCATGATGTACAGGCGGATCTTGTGGTCCAGGATCTGGCTGGTCAGTTCCTGCTTGATGATGGCCTTGGCAACGGGGTTGCCGTAGGGGCTTTTCTTGGGCGGTCTGCGGTACATCTGTGGGTCGGTGCGTCACGCTGGGATGAGCGTGATTCTGCGCAGCTTGGCACCAGTCCATGGGCGTCAGTCGTCGGTCTTGGAGATCACGCACAGGGCAGCGGTCAACATGCCCAGCATGGCCCCGATGAACAAGCCAGCGATGAAAGCGATCACGACTGCGCCTCCAGTTGCTTGAGCGCTGCTTGGAGCCCAGCCAAGCCCCCGACACGCTGGCCATCGATGAAGATCTGCGGCATCTGGCGGGCCTCGGGGTACAGCATGTTCAAGGTCTCAAACCAGAGCGGCACATCGATGTCGCGCTCTTCAAACGGCAGGCCTTTGGCGGCCAGCAGCTGCTTTGCCGTTGTGCAGTTAGGGCAGTGGTCTTTGGTGTAAACGATGATTTGCATGGGTCACTTCCAGAAGAGGCACGCCACCTGGTTGGCGTGCGGGAAAAGTTCTTGGCACTGCCAAGACTTGATGTAGATGCCACCGAAGATGGCGGCAACGATGGCCAGGAATGCGAGAAGGGATTTCATAAGGTCTTTACAGGTCCTATTGCCTGGTCCTCCAGGCGGCGTTTTTCCATCAGCACGGCATCAAACTGCTCGGGCGGTAGCACGTTCTTGCATGCCCGGTACCAGCGTCCGTTGTCGATGACTCGGTTGAATCGTTTGATCTCGGCGTTGACCTTGACCAGCATCGCGGCTGCGGTGATGTACTGGGGGTGGCCGATGTTGTAGATGACCAGCGCTGCGCGGTAGTCATTTAGGCAGATCAAGGCCTCTTCGGGCGGCATGGTTTGCACCACGCGCCACCAGTCCTTGCTGCCTGGTTCGCTGGCGTTCACACGCCCGCCTTAGCCGCATGCTTGGCGGCCATCCAAGCACCGAAACCCAGGGTGTACTGATCGATGTAGGTCAGAAAATGCGGGTCTGACTGCCCTGGGATGGCTTCGCCTTGCTCGCCATCACCGATGTACCAGGCATCGAACCAGGCTTTGAAGGCCTTGGCCTCTTCCGGGAATGTCAGCGGCTTGCTTGGCTGTGCTGGCTTCGCGCAGTCTGGGCAAAGGCAGATGATGTGTCTGCGCTCGTCGCCACCAGTCAGCGCGCCACGGTAGAGGGGAATGCGCTTTACCCCGTCAGCGGCGGCTGATCCATCGCCAGCGTAGGCAGTCCAGCACCCGGCCTTGGTGATGCCCTCGAAGAACTCGGGTAACACCCATGCTGCTGGTTTGTCGGCCATCTGAGCCCAGGCCAATAACCTGGCCAAGGCTTGGCGGTCTATGGGCGCGGTTTGTTCCTCGTTGAGCCACTTGGCCAAGTTTCGGATGTCTGCATCGATGTTCATTTGTTGGGCCTCCGTATGGCTCGCAGCGTCCAGCATGCGGCGCAGATCCACCGGCCTCGGCCCATGTCTGCCCCACCTTCTGGCGGTTTCTTTTCCTCGCACTTGGCGCACAGCTTGAACGGGTGTCCGTTGGGCGATGCTTTTTGCAGGCCAAGTCTCTTGTTGACGAAGCTCATGCAGCCTCCGGGATCAGGCTGATGGGCACGTACACGCATGCCGGATCTCGCGGACTGGATGCGTTGACAAGGGGCGTGACGTTTCCGAAGACTTGTTCGGGATGATCTGCCCAGCGCTTGCAGTTGGCGCACTGGATGCTGGTCGCTTGAGGCCTGCACCGGGTCACGTCATAGGGTAGGGCGGTCATGCAACCCCCTTTGCCATCGAGGTCAGCGACACGATCATGGGCACAGAGATCAATAGCGCCCAAACGATCAGCATCCACTTGGCCAGGTGCCGCATGTAGGCGCGCCACATGTTGTTAGGCAATGGGGCCTTAGCATGGTGGCGGTTTTTTACTCTGGCCACCTTTGCAGGCCCTGTGCAGGTACAAGCGAGACCACTGGCGTCATATCCGATGCCATGGCAGTGTTTGCATGCTTGCGCTCTTGCAGGGCAGTTGCGCCCCTGGCGGCAGTCGCCGTATTCGTCGCAGCAATTCATGCTTGCCTCCCGACCAAGATCACGAGCGGGCTGACCAGCACAACGAAAACTCGCCGGACGTTCTTGCCGCCATAGAAGCCGATGGCCAGGGCAGGCCAGCGCGGCTCCCATCGCACTTCCAGGTATGGGGTGGACAGCAAACGCTTCATGCGGCCCCCTTGAAGATCTTGAGCGCCCACACGCGATGCACACCGTCTTCGGTCTTGGCTTGCTGGCGCACGACACAGCCCCAGCCCCTGCGCTTGAGGTGCATGCGCAAGGCGCGGGCAATGGCGGCCATGGTCTTGTCATCAGGGCACCGGAAGCAGTCGCCCTCCTTGACGTTGGCAAACAGTTCGTCGTACTTGTGTTGCAGGATGACCCGCTCAGGCTTGTACGGGTCGGCGCACTTTTGCACGGCGTCCAGGTTCACGTTTTGTTTGGTACTGGCTTTCTTGTGGGGCCATGGCGTCCCTTTGGCGAGCTTGGTTTTCATGGTTACTGCGGTTTGATGATGATGAGAATGGTGATGAAAGCGATGAAGGCGGAGGCGGCCCAGCTGGTGCGCTCCAGGATCTGGCGTATGTCGATGTCGAGGCGGGGACCACGTTGGCCAAGCAAGGCCGATTGCAGTCGCTCCATGTCGCCGCTCATGTCGATGCGGCGCTTTGGCTGGTAGTGGCAACCGATCTTTACTTTGCCGGTGTCGTAGGGGGTGATGCGTTGTGTGCTCATGCTGCACCGCCTTTCACTTTGGCGATGGCGGCGTTGATGAACGTTTCTTCCTGCATGACCGCTTCGACCATCCACTGAGCGTTTGATGGGCTTTTTTTCTCTCGCTCCATCACCGGCTTTGCGTACTTCAGTGCGGCAAGCAGCGCCGCCAGCAGTTCGTCGCGCTGGTCTATGCAGCGGTTGTGCACGGTTGTGAATGTCTCGTCAGCGTCAGCGATGATCTCCAGTTCCTCGGTTGGGATTCCCGCACAGGCGTTCCAGCACGCCGCCATGCGCTCCATGATTTCACCCTGCCTAGCAGTTGTGTGTTCACCGTTGACCAGTAGCGCCATAACCCACTTGATGAGGTTATGGTCGATCAACGAGTAGCTGTTGGCCTCGCCGTTTGCTCGGAAATAGATCCGACCGGGTAAAGGTAGATTGCTCACAGTCCACCCCCTTCCGTGTCGTCAGATGGAAGGCGTTGAACAACGAGCGTCTTTGCTTTGGCGTGCTCTTGCGCTTGCTCTGGCGTTGCCAGTTCAAAGCTCGGGTGGTGTTTGCCATCCGGCGTAACGACTTCAAGCGTGTGAAGCCTGAACAGGCCGCCGAGTGTCCAGTTGCACGGCTGGCCATCGGGTTTTTTGTGGCGCGGCGAGCCCGCACCCGTGAAGCGGCCAACACATGAAAAGCCAAGGTACTTCTCGACGGACTCAAAATCGGCACCGGCACCGGCAGCAATGAAGTCGCGGGCAGATTGCACCGTCTTGCACATTGGGCACACAAGGGCCGTATCGAGGTGGTGGCTTACGCCCTGAGCCTTGCAGGCGGCATGGAATTGTTCGACGGTCATCGTTTTCATGCCACTGCTCCTTGCACCTTCACGATCCCGGCCAGGGCTTCTAGTGCGTTGTATTTCCCCAGCCCTGCTGCTTTGCGGCACCGTGTGCATTCGGCGGCTGTTGGCGTGCCCGTGGTGCGGATTTGGCCTTTTGCCTTTGTGTTGCAGTAGGTGCCCGTCCAGTCGGGCTTTCTCAGGTGAGTGACTTGGCTCATGCGACCCCCAGGACATCAGGCAGGGCCATCACAGCCCACAAGGCCAGGTACGCCACGCTGGCGCTGGCCACGGTCACAGCCCAGAAGAGCGGGCCGCCTTGGTTCATTTGTTCTTCAAAGTTCATGGTAAATATCCGGATGCGGTTATTTATGGGCAAGTCAAATGCGATTGCTGATGAACAGCGCTGTCCCGCCTTGTTGGGTGAGGCTTTCAGCAAAGGCAACCTCATCAAGGTCACATTCCAGCATTCCACGCTCGGCCTGCGCTCTGTTCACTTGCTGCTGCGCCCAGGCGATCATGTTTTGCCACTGCTCGCCAAATTCATTCATCCGAAGATTCCAAGCGGCGATGTTGTTCTGATAGCCCCTGATCGCGTTGTCGATCTGGAGCATGCGGGCTTCAATGGCGACTCTGTTTCTCATTCCTGACTCCTTAAAAATTTCCTGACGCCCCGATCATATATCCATATCCGGATATTCGTCAACGGATATTTTTCGCTGCCGTGGTGACACGGCAACGCCCAATCATGGGGGGGGAGGGCGATCAGGCCCGGCGCTCGAAGGGCAGGATGTCTGCCGCAGGGGCAGTCAGCGGTCGCCGTGCTTCAACGAATGCGCGCAGCTGGTTGGAGACCGACTCCAACTCTGCCAGGAAGATCAACGCATGCTCTGGCTCAATGGCCAGGCCGGTGGTGTTGATATGCCCGCAGTCGGTGATGCTCATAGACAGGCAGGCAACCGAGATCTGTTCAGACGTTACTTGCGCCTGGTGCCAGTCGCGGATGCGCCTGATGCGCTCCGGGTCTGGTCGAAATTGGTGGACTGTCTCAAGCCTTGCGCCTTGCGCGTGATGTTGATCGTGCCTTGTCATCTGTTGGGTTGCTCAGAGCGTCAGACCCCGGCTTACGTACCGATGCCCGTTTCGATGCAGCGCGCAACTCAGGCGACACCGGCTTGCCGGAATCGAAGGTGAGTTGCGCTGCCAGATCTTGCACGGTTTTTGTTTGGGCTTTCATTTGAATAAAGCCCAAAACGGTCTGCCGGTCCTCGTTGCTCAGAGTTCCCCAAAGTGAAAGAAGTTTTGCCTCATCACGCTCAAGCAGCAAGTAATGCGCACTTTTAACGCCAAACGCCTTGGCCAGGGACTCCAGAACGTCCACGGTCGCGGACTGGTCTTGCGACAGCAGACGCTGAACTGTGGATTGCGACACACCCGCCTTGGCCGACACCTTGGTTTGGGTGTCCACCATGGTTGTGTCCATGTATTCCCGCATCAGGCGGGCGAGTCGGTGGCGTAAAGATTCCATGGTGTCAATGATTCCATAAATGGATATCCGGATGTGGTTGATTAAATATCCGGATACGGATACACTAGGCAGGCCATGAAGAAAGAACCGATCTACACCTACCTGCGCAGGCGACTGTCCGAACTCGCTGGCCAGCACAACCGTATCGCTAAGGAGAGCGGGGTCCCCCAAGCGACCGTGAGCCGCATCCATGCCGGACTGTGTTCGCCACGCCTGGACACCGTTCAACCGCTGCTCGACTGGTTCGAGAAGCACGACAAGCGGGCGTCAGCACTGCGCATCCCCAACACACGCAGCGGGCTCAAGGCTCGACGTGCCCGTGGAGCGGCAACCGCCGCCCTCAGTGAGTAACGCGAAGAGGGCCACAACGATGAGCGCCGCCTGCCCGATCTCAAGCCACGTGCGGCGGTTCATCGCAATGCCCTTGGTCATCGCGCCCACCCGAAAGAAGCAGACAGCCGCCCAAAAGAGCGCGGCTGCCTGCCACCAAAAGATTTCAGACATGTAGGAGCCCCCAGCTATGACGATGTTAAGCCGCTCAGGCAGATCAAACCCCGATGGCAAGCTGGTTGCGCGCCTGGACATCCCCGTCAGCGAGGAACTCAACGAGGCGGTGATCGCCATGGCCGTGAGCATGGGCGTACCCAAGGCTGAGTACGTGCGCATGCTGATCGAGCGAGCCGTGTTTGGCGAGTTGTCCATGGTCCGAAGGATGACACGTCCACTCACCATGGGTCCATCCGACGAATCTCGGGAAAACCTCGGATGAGTTCGATGTGGATGGCCGCGCAGTTGACTTTGATTGCTGAGAAGCGCCAGCAAGGCCTCGGCCTTCAAGTCCCCCGCTACAACCCGCGCCCGCCAGGCGTCATTCGAGAGGGCAGCGCAACGGCTGTCGTCTTGATGTTCTTGCAGTCCAAGCGCGGCATGTTTTTTACCCATGCGCAGATTGTCAAAGGTACTGGCCGAAGTGCCAAGAGCGTCGATTGGGCGCTTTTGTTCTTGAGATCACAGAGCCTGGTTGAGTGTGTGCCAGATACCGCACGCAACTCCCGTTATCTGCGGTACCGGGCCGCATCTCAGAAGGTCCAGGTATGAATTATTACGAGCATCACCTGGGCGACTACGTTCGGGACACGGCGCACCTGTCCATGGTTGAGGACGGGGCCTACCGCCGCCTGATCGACGCCTACTACACCCGCGAGAGGCCACTGCCCGGCGACCTCAAGGAGGTTTGCCGCCTGGCCAGAGCCATCACGAAACCCGAGCGCGATGCGGTCAAAGTCGTGCTGGAAGAGTTCTTTGTCCAGTCCACCGATGGCTGGAGGCACAAGCGCTGCGATGCCGAGATCGCCCGGTACCAAGAAAAGCAACCCGGTGCCCAGGCCAAGCGAGACAACGACCGAGACCGCCAGCGCCGCTCACGCGAGAGGCGCAAAGCCCTCTTCGACACCCTGCGCCAGCACGGCTACACCGCGCCTTGGGACGCATCGACCGAGCAGCTACAAGCTATGGTGTCACGGCTTTCGTCTGGACCTGTCACGCCACCTGTCACGCGTGACAACACGGCTAACCAGACACCAGACACCAGTCACCAGACACCAGTAAATAAAGACACACACAGTTCAACCATTGTTGGGGGCAGCCCGAGCGACCCGCCAGAGCAGCCCAGGCCCGTGTCCAAATCCACGGCCATCTGCTTTGCCATGCGCGCCGCAGGCCTGCCCACCGTCAACCCTTCGCACCCGGACCTGGCCGCACTGATCGAGCGGGGAGCCGAGATCGGCATGTTCGAGCAGGCCGCACGCCAGGCCATGGAGAAGGGAAAGAACTTCGCCTACGCCATCGGCATCGTGAAGGGGCAGTTGCAGGACGCCCAGAACCTGGCCAAGGGCCAGCACAACCCCGCAGGCAGCTACCGACCGACCAAGTTCGACCCGGTGGCATTCGTCAACCAAGGCCACAAGGAGCAGGGCGATGTCATTGACGTTGCAGCGCAGCGCCTGGCTTGAGCCCAGGCAGATCGGGGACCGCCGTTTGTCCCTGATGGATCACCTTTTCAACCGCTTGGACGGGATGTACCCGCAGCGCTGGCGCGCCGCATTCCCCGGCGAAGACTCCATCCGCAACTGGCGCGAAGCCTGGGCTGATGCGCTCATCGATGCCGGGATCACGCCCCAGCAGGTGGCCGATGGCATCCGGGCATGCGCCCGCCAGTACGACTGGCCGCCATCGATCACGGAATTCCTCAAGGCCTGCGCGCCGCAGCTGGACGCCGAGGCCGCATTCAGCGAAGCCTGTGAGCAGATGCGCCTGCGTGAGGATGGCCGCGACCAGTGGAGCCACCGCGCCGTTTACTGGGCAGCCGTGGAGTTCGGCACCTGGGATTTGCGCAACGCCTCATGGCAAACCGCCAAAGGCCGCTGGACGCGCCTGCTTGCGGAAAAGCTGGCCAAGCAGGATTTGCCCGAGGTGCCACCGCGCCGCGATGCACTGCCCGCACCCGGTCAAGGCAGCGCCGACCCCGAGAAGGTGCGCAAGATCATCGAGGAATGCAAAGCCCGCTTCAAGGTCATGCCAGTCATGGCGGAGAGGGGACGGTGACATGCCAAGCCTGCGAATCATCCAAGCAACGGCTCACCTGTGGGGCGTACCGCTTCCAGTGCCTGGAGTGCTGCACCCGCCTGGTGTTGTCCGCCTACCCGAACAAGGCCCAAGCGTCAGCCATGCTGGCAGCCATCGAGCGTTTCCCGTTGAGCCCTGGCCGGGAGCAGGTGCTGGAGTCCGTGCGCCAATGCCTGGAGAAACGCCGCTCAGCTGGGCCGAAGTCCACCACGCCGTGAGGGAGGGCCTGCTGTGAGCCAAGGCGACAAGTGGATCACGCCCGATGGGCGCGAAGGCATCGAGGTCCGGCGCGACGACAAGTACCTGTACCTGTCGATCCTGGTGCCGTTCTGGCCATTTCCGACCCCGCCAGAGCCATTCCTGCGCCGAGTCTGCCGCCTGGCACCGATGAAGTACTACGGGGGCAACGCACCCGTTGACGTTGAGGACGCACTGCTGTGAGCAAAGCCATGCGCCTGACGCCCCAACAACTGGTGGACATCAAGGCCCGAATCGCTGGCAGGCCTTCGGTCACTGCCATGCGCGACAACCCCGCTGAGAAGCAGCGCCGCGCCCAGAAGTACGGCAACGAGAAGGTGACGGACAAGGGCCTGAGCTTTGACAGCAAGGCCGAGCACAAGCGCTGGCAGTACTTGGCCATGCTGGAGCGGGCAGGGGAGATCCGTGACCTGCGCCTGCAAGTGCCCTTCGAGTTGATCCCGTCCCAGATCAGCCCCAGCGGCAAGAAGGAGCGGCCCACGGTTTACCTGGCCGATTTCGTCTACATCGATGCGAAAGGGTGCCAAGTTGTAGAGGATGTGAAGGGAGCCGTGACGCCTGAATTCAGGCTCAAGCGAAAGCTGATGCTGTGGCGGCACGGGATTGAAGTGAAGGAAGTTCGATCATGAGCGCCAAGAATGAGCATGGCTTGACGCCACAACAAGAGGTCTTTGCCCAGGAAGTGGCCAAGGGCAAGAGTCTGAGCGAGGCCTACCGCGCCGCCTACAAGGCCGCAAAGATGAAGCCCGAGACCGTCAACGATTCGGCCTCGAAGCTGATGGCCAACCCACAGATTACCCATAGGGTTCGCCAACTTCAGGCCGCCGCCGCCGACCGCGCCGAGTTGGAGGCCACCCAAGTACTGCGCGAGATCAAGCGCGTGGCCCTGTCCGACATCGCCGGGATCATGCACGACGATGGTCGCGTAAAACTGCCCCACGAACTGGACCCGGCCACTCGCGCCGCTGTGGCCAGCTTCAAGATCGATGAGTACGGGCGCATTGAATACAAGTTCTGGGACAAGAACTCAGCCTTGGACAAGGCCGGGAAGATCTTGGGCCTCTACGAACTGGACAACAAGCAAAAGTCCGATCCGTTGGTGGATCTGCTGGCCAGCCTCAGCGGCAACGTGCTGGGGCCTGCGCAAGGACTGCCACCCATTGACGACGAGGACGAATGAATGAAACCGCTTTACATCTTTGACCTGGACGGGACCCTGGCCCTGATCGAACACCGCCGCCACCTGGTTGAGGGCGAGACCAAAGACTGGCGCGCCTTCTTTGCTGCGTGCGTGGACGATGAGCCCAACACGCCTGTGATCGACACCCTCTTGCGGCTGCTGGACACCGGCTGCGATGTTTGGGTTTGGTCTGGCCGCAGTTCTGAGGTCATGCAACCCACCCAGGACTGGCTGGCCGAGCATCTGGGCGATTGCGCCCATGGCGTGCCGCTGTGCATGCGCGTGGAGGGCGACTACACCCCGGACGAACAACTGAAAGCGGCATGGCTCGATGCCATGAAAGCGCACGACCGCCGCCGACTGGTGGCTGTGTTTGATGACCGCCAGAAGGTGGTGGACATGTGGCGCGCTAGGGGCGTGGCCTGCTTTCAGGTGGCACCTGGAGGGTTCTGAGCATGAATGTGGTGCTGTACACCCGAGACATGGAGCCCATCACGGTCATTGACCTGCCGTTGTGGGCGCTGGAGTTTGCGCAGCGCATGGGGCGCGTTCGCATTGAAGCCGCTGATCCGGTTGACATGAACCAACTCATACCCGGCCAGCGCGTTGATTCCTTGCGCTTTCACATCGTCACCCTGGAGTTTCACCGCCTGCTGCTGTCACGAGACCGCGAAAGCTGGATAGTGACCGTGGATGATGACGTGCTTGCCTTGAAGCTGCGCCCAGCATGGCTGCCTGGCCAGAGAGCCAAGATCAACCAGTACGAGAGCGAAACCAAAAAACTAGCGGGCATGCTGCTCGATGTGCTTTCCCGTGGAGTCGGGGGGCACTGATGGGGCTGGACGCTGCCACCTTGGCCAAGCACCTGAACGATCCGATGTGGAGGATCTGCAACCTCTACAAGATCATCATCAAGGGCGACGACGATGCCGACATTGGGCTGGTGGTGCAGTTCAAGCCCAACCGCGCCCAGCGCCGCCTTATGGCCAGGATGCACACGCGCAACATCATCCTCAAGGCCAGGCAGTTGGGTTTCACAACCCTGATCGCCATCTTGTGGCTGGACACCGCGCTCTTCTCAAAGGACCCAATCCGGTGCGGCATCATCGCCCAGGACAGGGAGACCGCAGAGGCCATTTTCCGCGACAAGGTGAAGTTCGCCTACGACAACCTTGAGTCAACGCTGCGCGAGGCCATGCCGCTCAAGAGCGAGAACAAGAGCGAGTTGCTGTGGGCGCACAACGGATCGAGCATCCGTGTGGCCACATCTGTGCGCGGCGGCACCATCCACCGGCTGCACGTGTCCGAGTTCGGCAAGATCGCCGCCAAGTTTCCGGACAAGGCCCGCGAGGTGGTGACGGGCTCGCTGCCCGCCGTGCCCAAGACCGGCATTGCCGTGATCGAGTCAACCGCCGAAGGGCAGGACGGGCCTTTCTACGACATGACCATGCGCGCCAAGGCGCTGCACGATCAGGGCTCAAGCCTCACGGCCAAGGACTACCGTTTTCACTTCTTCCCTTGGTGGGAAGAGCCGAACTACACCCTTGACCCCGAGGGCGTGGTGTTCACGGACGCCAACCTCAAGTACTTCCTGGAAGTCGAGGGCAAGATCAAGCGAGTGCTGACCGAGGGCCAGCGTGCCTGGTACGTCACCACCATGCGCGCCGACTTCGCGGACGAGGCCCCGTTGATGTGGCAGGAATACCCCAGCTACCCGGATGAGGCCTTCCAGGTATCGACCGAGGGCTGCTACTACGCCACACAGTTGGCCAACGCCCGCAAGCAAGGGCGCATCGTGCCGTACCTGCCAATCGAGGCTGTGCCGGTCAACACTTTCTGGGACATCGGGCGCGGGGACATGACCTGTATTTGGCTGCATCAGCGCATTGGCCCTGAAAACCGCTTCATTGGCTACTACGAGGCCAGCGGCGAGGACTTCATTCACTACACGACTTACCTCCAGGGGCTGGGCCTGCCGTTTGGCCGCCACTACCTGCCGCATGAGGCCGATCACAAGCGCATGGGCGAGACGCCGGACACCAACCGCTCGCTCAAGGAAATGCTGGAAAACCTGATGCCTGGCCAGCGCTTTGAGGTGGTGCCTAGGATCACAAACCTGACCGCAGGCATTCAGGCCACGCGCAATGTGTTCTCGTCCTGCTGGTTTGATGAGGGCAAGTGCTCCCAGGGCCTCAAGCGCCTGGGCAACTACCGCAAGAAGTGGGACAAGACACGTGGTTGCTGGTCTGACCAGCACGAACACGACGACAACAGCCACGGCTCTGACGCCTTCCGCCAGTTTGGCCAGGCTGCCGATGCCGGTACCGCCTTCATGACCGCCATCGCTGCGCCGCGTCCACCTGGTGCAGGTGCGTTCAAGCGTCGAGGTTCGGCCATGGCGGTTTGATTACTTCTTCACCTTGATTTGAGTAGGTTGTTGGTACGAGTTCACCAAGTACTCGACCCGCGCCTGCTCCTGCCGCACGCAGTTGATGAACGATTCCGTGCCGCGAGAGTAACCAAGACCTTCGCAATAAGGGCCATGACGTTCAATTGCTCTGGCTGCCCGTTCTTGTGGCGTGGCACAGGCTGCCAGCAATGCAACCAAGAGGAATACGGACAGGCTTTTCAGTGACTTCATGCTTACTCCTTTTTTGACATTGACTTATGCAGATATCGCCTGACTGAGGCCTGACATTCCTCTGAGCCGTGGCAAGCATGGCATTTTTGGACCCCAGTTCATTCTGGGGCCGACATGCCAGCAACCATTGACACGCGCAAAGCGCACCTGACGCGCCAGCACGGCGACATCACAACCATCTTCACCTGGGTCAACGACGAGCGGGCCATGGTGATGGTGCCGACCTTCCGGGCCGGTGCACCTTGGTTCATCGTCATGGAGTCGGCTGCATTCACCTGGGATGACGAGAACTCCCGCAACGTGCCCGAGGTCGTGCGCAAGTCCATGAAGGCCTGCGAAGTCCTGGGCATTGAGCCAACCCCCACCAACTGCCGCCGCATCGCGGGCATCGTCATTGACGCACTGCCCGACCTGATCCGCATGCCTTCATCGCCGCCCAAGGAGTACCACCGGGCGAGCTTTGGCCACATGGAGTTGCGCGCAGATGGCCAGGCCCTGGCTGGCGAGGACATCCGAGTGGAAAAAGAGGGCGTGACCTATGGCTGATCTCGATGTGCGCGTCAAGCGCAACACCGCACCAGGTGAGGACTACTTCAACCGCCAGGCGCAGACCATGGCCAGCGAAGGCCGCGAGGTCATGGACCCCAAGGCCGACCCGCTGGACAGCGACGAGTCCCGCTCCGAGCTTCGCAAGCTGCTGGAGTGGTTCTATCACGAGAAGGAAAAGCAGTCGCTCAACCGCCTGGAAATGGCGATGGATGCCGACTTCTACGACAACCTCCAGTGGGACCCGGACGATGCCCAGGTGCTGCGTGATCGCGGCCAGATGCCGCTGGTCTACAACGAGGTCGCGCCCATGGTGGACTGGGTGATCGGTACCGAGCGCCGCACCCGTGTGGATTGGCGCGTGCTGCCGCGCACCGAGGACGATGTGGAGATGGCCGACACCAAGACCAAGGTCTTGAAGTACGTCAGCGACATCAACCGTGTGCCATTTGTGCGCTCCCGCGCCTTTGCCGATGCCGTGAAGTCCGGTGTGGGCTGGATCGATGACGGGGTGCGTGATGACCCGACCCAAGACATCCTGTACTGCAAGTACGAGGACTGGCGCAACGTCATTTGGGATTCATCGGGCTACGAGTTGGACCTGTCCGACTCGCGCTACCTGTTCCGCTGGCGCTGGGTGGACGAGGACGTGGCCCTGATGATGTTCCCAGGGCGCAGGCACGTCATTGCCTCAGCCGTGGAAGAGGCCGCCCACTACACCACGGACGGATGGGAAGAGGACACCTGGTACTCGCCCGCCGACATGAACAACGTCAAGACCGGCACCCTGTACGCCAGCGGTGTTGGCCAACTGGCGGACGCCAAGCGCCGCAGGGTCAAGCTGATCGAGTGCCAGTACCGCAAGCCCGCCACCGTCAAGGTGGTATCCGATGGCCCGCTCAAGGGTTTGATCCTGAACCAAGGCGATCAGGCCATGGTCGATGCCGTGGCCAGGTCGGGCAGCTACATCGTGGACAAGGTGATGATGCGCGTGCACATCGCCGTTTTCACCGAGAGCCACATGCTGGGCATGGGGCCATCGATGTTCCGGCACAACCGTTTCAGCCTCACCCCCGTCTGGTGCTACCGCCGTGGGCGGGACCGCCTGCCCTACGGGATCATCCGGCGCGTGCGCGACATTCAGCAGGATCTGAACAAGCGCGCATCCAAAGCGCTCTGGATGCTCAACACCAACCAGGTCATTGCCGACGAGGGCGCAGTCGATGACATGGACGTGCTGCGCGATGAGGCCGACCGCCCCGATGGCCTGATCGTCAAAAAGCCAGGCAAGTCCATCGAGATCCGCCGCGACACCGATGCCGCCACCGGCCAGATCCAGATGATGGCCATGGATGCCCAGAGCATCCAGAAGTCAGCCGGTGTGAGCCAGGAGAACTTAGGCCGCCAGACCAATGCGGTCTCGGGCGAGGCCATCAAAGCCCGCCAGTTGCAGGGCTCAGTGGTCACGACCGAGCCCTTTGACAACCTGCGCTTTGCCACCCAGGTGCAGGGCGAAAAGCAGTTGTCCCTGACTGAGCAGTTCTACACCCAAGAAAAGGTGGTGCGCCTGACTGGCTCCAAGGGCGCGCTGGAGTGGGTCAAGATCAACGTGCCCGAGGTGCAGGCCGATGGCTCCGTGCGCTTCATCAACGACATTACGGCCAGCGCTGCCGATTTCGTGGTGTCTGAGCAGGACTACTCGGGCACCTTGCGCCAGGTGATGTTTGAGGCCTTGAACCAGATGGCCACGCGCCTGCCGCCCGAGGTGGCGCTGCGCCTGATGACCATCGCCATGGAGTTCTCGGACCTGCCCAACAAGGACGAGGTGGCCGACCAGATCCGCAAGCTCACGGGCGAGCGCGATCCGAACAAGCCCATGACGCCCGAGGAAGAGCAGGCCGCCCAGGACCAAGCCGCCCAGCAGTCCGAGGCCTTGCAGATGCAGCGCCAGCAGGCCATGCAGGCACTGGAAGAGCAGGCGGCCAAGATCCGCGAACTCAACGCCCGCGCCGCCAAGCTCGAAACCGAAGCCCAAGCCGCTGCCGGTGGTGGCCAGCCTGGCGAGGACGTGCAGGGCGCGCTCATGCAGGTGCGCCAGCAGGCCAATGACGAGATCGATCGCATGACCGAGGCACTGCGCAAGGCTCAGGCGGATCTGGCCAATCAGACCATCCGCATGAACAAGGAAGCCGACACCAAGCTGGAAGTGGCCCGCATCGATGCGGATACCCGTCTGCGCGTGGCCGAGATCCAGGCGACCAGCGACAAGAAGATCCAAGCCCTCCAAGACCGACTCGACACCGTGATGCGCTCCATCGAGGCACGCAATGAACTCAATCAAGCAGGAAAGACCAATGCAGGAACCAACACTTGAAGCCACGATCAGCGCCGCAGCCAGCAAGGCGACGTACACGGGCGCGGGCACCAGCGTCATGGGCTGGGTGCTATCGAGTGAATTCACCATCCTGATCGGCCTGCTTGTGGCTGTCGGCGGTTTCTTTGTGAACTGGTACTACCGGCACAAAGAGGACAAGCGCCAGCAGGCCGAGCATGACCGGCGCATGGGGCTGTACGAGTGATGTCCAAGCGCACGGTCATTGCCAGCCTGGCCCTGAGTGCTGCCGCCCTGGTGGGCATTGCGCTCAAGGAAGGCTACACCGATCAGGCCATCATTCCGGTACCGGGCGATGTGCCCACGCTTGGCTTTGGCACAACCGATGGCGTGAAGATGGGCGACCGGACCACGCCGCCCCAGGCCCTGGCACGCAAGCTGTCCGATGTGCAGAAGTTCGAGGGCGCGATACGCCAGTGCGTGCGCGTGCCCCTGCACCAGCACGAATATGACGCCTATGTGAGCCTGGCCTACAACATCGGCTCTTCGCTCTTTTGCACCTCCACGCTGGTGCGACTGCTCAACCAGGAACAGTACGAGGACGCCTGCCGCCAGATCCTGCGCTGGGACCGATTCAAGGGCCAGCCCGTGCGCGGCCTGACCATCCGCCGCCAGTCCGAGTTTTCCCAGTGCATGGGCGAGGGTGCCAGGCCATGAGCGTGCGCATCGTTGCCGTGATCCTGGCCATCGTGGCAATGCTGGCCGGTGGCTGGAAGTGCTACGTGGTGGGCCGCAGTGATGGGCGCGCCGAGGTGGCTCAGATGTGGGACCAAGAGCGCGCCAAGACCGCCATGGCCCATGCCGACGAACAAGCCCGCGCCCGCGCCCGTGAACAAACCCTCCAGCGCCAGGCAGACGAAGACCGACAGGAGAAACACCGTGAGATTGCTCGCCTTACTCGCCAGCGTGATGCTGCTCTTGACAGCCTGCGCCAGCGCCCCGACCGCCCAGCCGATGCCCCTAGTCAAGCCGCCGCGCCTGCCCAGCCTGGACCCAGTGCCCAAGGCTGTACTGGAGGCCAGCTTTACCGACCGGATGCTGCTTTTCTTGTCGGGGAAGCTGCCCGAGCCGATCTCATTCGAGCCGAGCTTGCCCAGTGCCAAGCCCAATACAAAGCCGCCGAGCGCGCCCTGAATGGCGATCAATAGCAGTTGTCTCCAAGGTGGCGCGAGCCGCCCTTAGCCCCGGTTGCCCCAAGCGCCGGGGCTCTTTTTCGGCGTGGCAAGCATGGCAGATTTGCCCGATCAATTCACACCCCCAACAAGGAACCACCATGGCCAAGAACAAAACCGCTGAAGTCCTCATCAAGGCCGATGAAGAGTGGCGCGTCGAGTCTGACCTGCGCACCATGATTGAAGCCGAGGCGATCAAGCAGGACGCCAAGCGCTACGCCAAGGTGCAGGCCATGGCCAAGAAGCGAATGATGGAAACCGCCAAGGTGGCTGGCGGCACCCAGGACTGATTTTTCAACCCCCCGAAAGGAAGCGCGCATGAGTGCTGCAACTCTTGACCAGGACATCCTGGACACCATGACCCCCGAAGAACTCGCGGCCATCAACGACCCCGAGCACAGCGAGGCCGAACTGGAAGCGATGCGCCGCATCGCAGACGATGACGGTGACGATGATGGCGACGACGACGACCCCAGCGCCCCGCCCGTAGAAGGCAAGGACGCACCGCCCGCCGCCGAGAACAAACCCGCAGCACCAGCTGCCGCAGCAACGACCAACACCGATCCGGCACCGGCCAAGCCCGCCGCATCAGCAGCAGTCGAAGAGCCCGCCATGCCGCCCAGTGCGGTCACGGCCACTTATGACGCCAAGCTGCCCAGCGACTACGACGATCAGGTCAAGACCCTGGCCACCCAGGAAGCCGACCTCAAGGCCAAGTTCAAGTCCGGCGAGATCGACTTTGACGAATTCGAGTTGCAGCGCGGCGAACTGCTCACGCGCCGCGATGAGTTGAACCAAGCCCGCATCAAGGCTGAGATCTCCCAGGAGATGACCCAGCAGACCGCGCAAAACCAGTGGAAATCCACGGTTGACCGCTTTGTGATGTCGGCTGCCAAGGAAGAGGGCGGGATCGACTATCGCAAGGACCTGTCCAAGCAAGCCGACCTCGATCAGTTTGTGCGCGTGCTGGCTTCGCGTGATGAAAACTCGGACAAGCCCATGGACTGGTTCTTGACCGAGGCACACAAGCGCGTGAAGGCGCTGCACGGCGTGGCTGATGTGGCCCCTGCACCCAAGGCCGACCCCGCTGCCGCTGCCAAGGCTGCCAATGAAGGCCGCAAGCCCCCAGTGGCTGCCATGCCCGCTACGCTGGCCCAAGTGCCTGGCGGCGATGGCCCTGGCGATGTGGCTGGCGAGTTTGCCGACATCGATGCGCTCGAAGGTGATGCCCTCGAATCGGCCATTGCCAAGATGACGCCCGCACAGCGGGAGAAGTGGGCAAGAGGCCGCTGATGGCAAACACCAGACTGTCGAGTCTCATCATCGACGTGCGCCCAGGCGAACGTCTGGCGTTGTCGGATGTGGTCACGGTCGAGCTTGTGCAAAAGAGCGGGCAGTTGGCGCGTCTGCGCGTCACTGCTCCGCGCGATGTGAAGATCGAAAAGCAGCCGTGCAGGGACGCCGATGGCGTGCCAAGCATGACAGAGTAAGAACGTGGCCTATCGGCCATGTGATTCGGGTGCGCAGGAAGTGCTCCCTTTGAGTTCAACCTTGAAGGAGTATTTCCATGGCTCGTACCATCATCGGCGTCAATGACGCCAAGGCAGTCAAGCGCTGGGCTGGTCTGCTTGCCCACGACACTTCCCAGAAGTCGTATTTCAACCAGCGCTTCATGGCGCGTGGCTCTGAGGCCGAAGTGCCCGTTCAGATCTTGACCGATCTGGAATCGGACGCTGGCGAACAGATCAGCTACGACCTGCTTGCCGAACTCAAGATGGCCCCCGTCGAAGGCGAGGACATCCTGGAAGGCAAAGAAGAAGGCCAGAAGTTCTACACCGACCAGATCTACGTCGATCAGGCTCGTTGCGGTGTGAACACTGGCGGTCGCATGACCCGCAAGCGCACGCTGCACGATCTGCGCGAAAAGGCCAAGCGCCAGCAGTCCAGCTGGTGGGCTCGCCTGATGGATGAATTGATGTTCATCTACCTGTCGGGCGCTCGCGGCGTGAACCCCAACTTCTTGCTGCCCCTGAACTACGCAGGCCGCGCAGGTAACGGTTTGACCAACCCGGACAGCAACCACAACCTGTTCGGCGGTGACGCTACCGCTTTCAACAACCTGGACGCTGCCGACAAGTTCGACCTGCGTCTGGTTGACCGTGCCAAGACCAAGGCTGACAGCCAAGGCGGCGGCGCAACCAACATCCCCGTTTTGCAGCCCTGCAAGATCGATGGCAACGAGACCTTCGTGTGCGTGATGCACACCTTCCAAGAGGACGATCTGCGTGCCAACACGCAGACTGGCCAGTGGATGGACATCCAGAAGGCCGCCGCTGCCGCCGAAGGCCGCAACTCGCCCCTGTTCAAGGGTTCGTTGGGCATGTATCGCGGCGTCATCCTGCACAGCCACCGCAACGTCATCCGCTTCGCCAACGCTGGCGCAGGTGGCAACGTGGAATCCGCTCGCGGTCTGTTCCTGGGCTCCCAGGCTGCCGTGGTCGCCTTTGGCTCGCCTGGCACCAACCTGCGCTACGACTGGCACGAGGAAACCCGTGACAACGGCGACAAGGTGGTCATCACGACCTCCGCCATCTTCGGTATCAAGAAGGTCCGCTTCGATACCGAGGCCGGTAGCCAAGATTTCGGTGTGTTCTCTCTGGACACCGCCGCAGCCGCCCGCTGATCGGGCGATTCGCAAACTGAACAGGAGAAACACAAATGTCTTTCACCAAATCGAACGACTACCTGGATGGCCGCAAGCCGACCATCACCTGCGACTGCTCCGAAGTCGTTGCAGCCCGCTACCCGCTGGAACTGGTGGCCGCTGACCTGGACGCCAACGACATCGGCGCTGTGGGCATCTTGCCCGCTGGCACCGTGCCCGTGGCTCTGTACGTGGACAGCGACGACCTGGACACCAACGCCAATGCAACCCTGGTTGCCTCGGTGGGCTTGCTCAACGCAGCCGGTACCGATCTGGATGTGGTTTGGGGCTCCGGCCTGACCGTCTGCCAGGCCGGTGGCCAAGTGGCTGTGATGAGCAAGGAACTGGCGCGCACTGCCGCCGCCGCTGGCGACCGCAAGGTCGGCATCAAGTTCACCGCTGGCGCTGCCACCAAGGCCGCTGGTGAAGTGGGCTTGACGCTGTTCTACCGCGCCGCCTGAGCCAGATCCGGCACCAGTGGCCGGTGACGTTTCGGCGCGCAAGCGCCAAAGGTAAGAGGGGGCCGACTTTGCGCCCCCTCTTTTTTGTTTGGAGACCACAATGAAACTGCAAACCTCGATCCCAGCGCGCCGTGATGGCACCCTGACCGTTCAAGGCCTCGATGGCAAGGCCTACAAGTTCGCCACTGACGCCGATGGCGTGTTGACTGGCGAAGTGGAAGATGAAGCGACCGTGGCCCATTTGCTGGGTACCGGCAATTTCTATCCCGAGAACCCCGAGGACTTTGACGCTGCACTGCGCCTGGCCGCCGAGGGTGATGGCGACGACACCGGCGAAGGCGAAGGCGAGGGCGAGGGCCACGATGCCAACCAAGCCGCTGACGATGCCGACGACGAGCAAGACGACGAAGCCGCAGACGAGGCCGCAGTTGGTGCCGCATTGCCGGTCGAGGCCAACAGCCCGCTCAAGCCCCTGCCTGACGTCAAGGCTGGCGGCAAGCCCAAGTCCAAGAAGTAAGGGGTCCGCGCCGTGGCCAAGTGGGATTACTGGTACCCCCAAGTCCTGGTCCATGTGCCAGGCGCACCCAATCCGCTGATTGCTCAGGCGCTGCGCACCGCTGCGCGCAAGTTCTTCCGCCGCACCCGCGCATGGGTGCAGTGGCTTGACCCTGTGCGCACCACGGGCCGCGCAAGCTCCGAGTATGACTTTGACCTGCCCACCGAGAGCGAGTTGTACGCCTTGGAGCAGGCCACCCAGGGCGGCAGACCCTACCCGGTGCAGTCGTTTCGCCACCGCGCCAGTGACCCCGCCCAGTTCGGCGCAGATCAGGACAAGGGCCTGGTCTCGCGTGACCTCCAGACCTTTGTGCTGACGGGCGGCATGCCCGCATCTGAGCGCGTGCAGGTGCAGGTGGTACTGATCCCATCGGCCACCGCCACCGGCATCCCCGATGAACTGGCCAGCCGCTACCTGGAAGCACTGGCCGAGGGCGCGAAGTCTGAATTGATGCTCACGCCCGAAACCCCGTTTTACAACCCCGAGTTGGCCGCCGTGGCGAATGAGAAGTTTGAGCAGGCCATGAACGAGGCCTCCACGCAGGTCTACCGGGGCCACACCAAGAACGTCCCACGTGCGCGCCCCAAGTGGTGCTGAGGCCTGAACCATGACCGTAGCCGCTCAGTCAATCGTCCGGGATGCGCAAGAGGCCTTGCAGGACCTTGCTGGCATCCGCTACCCCGCATCTGACCTGGTGCGCTACCTCAACGCTGGCCAGGTGGTGATCGTCATCAACCGGCCTGAGCAAACCGCCACGACCGAGACTCTGACGCTGGTCGAGGGTCCGGACCAGACGCTCCCGTCCAAGTTCGCCGCTTTCATCGACATCCCGCGCAACACCGAAGGCCGCCGCCTGGCTGTTCGCAAGGTGGATCAGGACGATCTGGACGCATCCGCGCCTGGCTGGTACGGCATGGCCAGCGCCAGCGAGATCGAGCATTACTGCTACGACCTGAAAGACCCGCGAGCCATCCTGTCCTACCCGCCCGCCAAGGCCGGTACCAAGGTGCAGCTGGTGGCTGCGCTGTACCCCGCTGAGGTGCCTGCGCCTTCCGGCAATGGCCGCGCCTTCACCACGGTGAGCGGAAACATCGGTTTGGCCGACCAGTGGCGCGAGGCCTTGCTGTGCTACTGCCTGCACCGCGCCCTGGCCAAGGACGCATCGGACGCCGGTAATGCCGCGCTGTCTGGTGGCTACCTGACCAAGTTCAACGCATTGGTGGGCATTCAGCAGCCCGCCGCCAAGGCTGTTGTGGCCAAGGAGTAACCCATGACCGAAAAGATCCGCCTGGTCCGAGGCGACACCGGCCCACAGATCCGCCTGACCCTGACCGATGACATCACGGGCCTGCCGCTGGATCTCACGGGCGCAACCGTGACGCTGCACTTCCGCGAGGCAGGCGCACCCACGGCGCTGTTTTCCCGTCAGGTCTACGTCAACCCGCAGACCGCCACCACGGGCGTGGCCATCGTGCAGTGGAGCGAGGGCGATCTGGACCGCACCGAGGGCGACTACGAGGGCGAGGTCGAGGTGGTGTACAGCGCAGGCCTGCGCCAGACGGTCTATGACCTGCTCAAGTTCAAGCTGCGCGAGGACGTTGCATGAAGCTCAAGGCTGACAGCGCCAAGATCAGCCTGTCGGCAGCTTGGAGCCTTATCAAGTCGGTCGCGCAGGCTGAGACCATTTCCCTGGCGGCCAAGGCTGCCTACATCCGTTTGGTCTCCGAGGTGGGGATATTCCTCATCTGGTTGAAGAAGGAGGACCGCGCATCCTTCACTGACCACGCCAGCATCGATGTGACCAAGTTGTCCCGCGATGCTTTTGCCGTGGTCGATGAGTACGTGGCCAGCTTTGGCAAGGACCGCCAAGACAGCGCAGGCGTGAGCGACGAGATCCACGCCGACATCAGCAAGATCATTACCGACCTGGCCGGGGTGCTGGAGCAGCACTCGATTGGCGTGCACAAGCCACTGGAGGACCAGTTGGCCACCATCGAGGACTTGGCCAAGGTGGTGTTCAAGAAAGCCGCCACCGACTATGCAGCTCTTAGCGATCAGATTGACACCAAGGCGGTCGGCAAGGGCTTGGAAGACCCCATCGGCGTGAGCGACCTGGCCGCAGCCAGCATGAACAAGGGCATCGTGGACGCTGCCGGTGTCACCGATCAAGCCGCGGCTTACCTGGTGAAGTACTTGCACGACACCGTGACTGTCACCGATGACCTGGACGGGTCCGCCTCGATCCTGGATGACCAGGAAATTACCTTCTTCAAGGTGCTGGGCGATGTCTCTGGCGTGTCTGACCTGTTTGAGCGGGTGGTGGCGTATGTGCGCCGCTTCGATGACGCCGCGAGCCTGACCGACATAGCCGCGCTCGATATTGGCAAGTCAATCAGCGAGAGTGCATCGGTTTTCGATGCAAGCATGGCATTTTTGGACAAGCGCGTGGCTGATGCGGCTGGCGTGTCCGATTCCAAGGCCTTGTCACTGGCCAAGCAGGCAAACGATGCCGCTGGGTTCAGTGATGTGAAACAGGTGCAAGTGGGTAAGGGCGCGCAAGACGCTGCCGGTGTGGGTGATTCGGGGTCTCTGCGCATGCAGGGCTACTGCGAGTTTTCCTACTTCGCTGAGGACTACGTGGGCGAATCACGAACTTTCTGAAAGGGTGCAAACCATGCAAGCAAACGACAAACTCAAGATCACTGGCGAAGTGAGCATCGTCCTCAAGGACAAGCACGGCAACGTCAAAGATCAGCGCGACATCAAGAACCTGGTGGTCAACACCGGCCTCGAATTCATCATCACGCGCATGCTGGACACGTCCAAGGCTGTGATGAGCCACATGGCGCTGGGCGCTGGCACCACGGCTGCCGCCGCTGGCCAGACTGACCTGGTGAGCATGCTGGGTGCACGCGAGCCCCTGGACTCTTCCACCAAACCGGCATTTAACAAGGCCCAGTACGTGGCCAGCTTTGAAGCTGGTGACGCCACTGGCGCTGTGACTGAGGCCGCGATCTTCAACGCTGGTGTGGGTGGCGACATGCTCTGCCGCACCGTGTTCCCGGTCGTTAACAAGCAAGCCGACGACACGCTGGCCATCACCTGGACCATCACCGTCCAAGCCGTTTGATCTCGGGCTGGAGGTAAGGGCCCATGGCTTCGCTCACTCTTCGCTCTGCCGCTGGCCGACCCCTATTCAATTCAGAGGTCGATGCCAACTTTTCTGCGCTCAACCTGGAGTTGGGCCAGAAGCTGGTCGCGTCCCTGAACCTGCTGGATCTGCCAAACCCGGCTCAGGCCCGCTCGAACCTGGGCCTTGGCAATGTGGAGAACAAGTCGAGCGCCACGATTCGCGGCGAGTTGACCTCGGGCAACGTGACGGGTGCCCTGGGGTACACGCCGCTTTCTACGGGTGGCGGCACGATCACTGGTTCATATCTCGATTTCAGTAGCGCCCAAACATGGCTTCGCATTACTACGGGGCCTGGCACTTTCAATATTGGCGATGATGATGTAGTAAACCTTGCTGGAGGAGCATTAAGCGCGGTGCCGTTTTCGCGCGCTAGCGTTGGCGAAGCCATTTTCAGCACCTACGCATACGGCGCTAACCAAGGCGACAACAGAACACATTTTGGATACAACAACGGCAGCAATTACGTTAACTACATTCGCGGTGCTGCAACTTATCACGATTCTGGCACTTTCAATATTGCTGGTTATCAGGCACTGCACGCAGGCAATTACTCCAGCTACGCATTGCCTTTGAGCGGAGGATCGATAACGGGCGGTGTAGTTATTGATGCTGGCACATCAAACCAAGCAACTGACGCAACTCTTTACGTAAGCGCAGCTAACAGCAACGACTGGGGTATCCGAATTGCGAAGTCAGCGGCAGATTATGGATTGCTTGCAGAATTAGGTGCTGGAAGTGTCTATGGCTTTCGGGTCATGTTTGGTGAGAGTGAGCGCTTTAGGGTGGGCGACTCATCACAAACCATTTCTGGAAATCAAATCCTACATGCTGCCAATTTTGCAGGGTATGCACTTGCCCTTTCTGGTGGATCGCTGTCCGGCAGCTTTTCTGCTCCAAAAATTTCTGTTGGTGGCACTACAGATTTGAATTTCGGTGTTGCTGGTAACAGTCATTTGTCTGGCTACCTGTACATGGATTCGATTGGAGCTATCGGTAGCTACACCGCCTGGTCGTCGCGTCAATATGCAAGCGGCGGCACTCATTATTTAAACGCCAATGTTTTCCAGGTAAACCGCTACGGATATGACCCGGCGTCTGGCGTGATTTTTAATGTAGATGTCAGAGGAACTGATGTCCCCAACGGGTACTTGAAATCAAAGCGCGTTGAATACAACTGGTTTCAATGGGGCGGAAATCCTGCCGGGGCATATCTGCACATCAAAACAAACCTCTGGGGTGGCGGCTCTCCTAATGGCAATTCAATGCCGACGATGAGCATGTTTCACATCAAAGGCTACACGTACGATGCGCAAAACATCAATTCGATGATTGGGTTTCACAACTGGTCCGGCACCGCATACAACTTGTCACTGACAAATTTGGGTGGGCGTTCAGCTGCGCATGGCGCTTACGTTTCATCCGATGGATTCATCGTTTTGGTCATTAACACTGGGACCAACTACCCAGGCATCAGCATTGACTACTACCAATCGTATCCATATGAATATCGATCGGTCTCAGTAACTTCGTATTACTCGTCATCAAGCACAAGCGGGGTTTACTAATGGACGCTTTAGAAAACACCGAAAACGCCATATCAATGCAAGAGGCTTTGGACTTGGTAAACAAACTTCCATTTCCAGCTGCCGTACTTGGAGATGCCGTCAAGCAGTTTGGTTATTGGTTTGTTCTCACCGAGTCCGGCTGGGCCCACACAGAACAGCAGCCCAACTGAAACCACAAACACCATAAAGGAGTAACCCATGAACGACCTTCGCGCCACTTTCAGCTTTGTTGTCCGCGACATCCGCACTCGCACCATTGGCGGTTTGCCTCAAGCCATCAAAGAGGTGGACTGGACTTTGATCGGTGAAGACACCGGCCAGACCTTTGAGCTGCCCGGCACCACGACCCTGGCCGACCCAGCGCCCGAGGCTTTCACACCTTTGGCCAGCGTCACGCCTGTGCAGGTGGTGGAGTGGATCGAGACCAACGAGCCCGATGGTCGCTTGCTGTCGATCAAGCAGCACATCCAGATGGTGCTGGACCGCGAGATCGCCAAGGCCTCGCTGGTGTCCACGCCGCTGCCTTGGGCACCGCCACCCGTGGCCGAGGAAGCCACCGAACCCGCTGCCCAAGTCTGAGCAGATTTACTCACTGATCGATTGAGAGACAACGCATGAACAACATGAACCAGCAACCCCAGAAGATGCCCGAGCAGGCCACGCTCAAGATGAACCTGCACCGGCTCAAGCACATCCTTGGCCAGTTGAGCGACGAGGCCCTTGATGCGCCTGCCGAGGTGACACTGCCGTTTGCTGGCGTGCAGGGCGTTCTGCGCTGCCTGGGCCGCTGCAAGTTCGATGACGTGGTGCAGGATGTGTTCGACATCCAAAACCAGGTCAACTCCCAGATCGCAGAGGCCAACAAGAGCCCCGAGGACAAGCCCCAGGTGCTTGACCCGGTTCGCGTGCCCGCCACTGCTTCCTGATTCGATGGAGGGCAGGGGACATGGCGCGCATTCGTCAGCTTGGATTTGGCGGTGAAAACCGCGCACTGCACCCCAAGGCATTGCCAGAGACCGTGGGAACGGTCAGCCGCAACCAAAAGCCTGGCCGTGGAGATCTGCGCCCCTGGCGCACGCCATTGACTGTGGCCAGCGTGCCCGCTGGGCGCAAGACCATCTACCGCATGGGCCGGGATGTGGCCAGCGATGCCAGTTACTGGCTCAGTTGGACCACTCGCGTGCACGCCGTGCGCGGCTTTGATGCCGAGGACACGACCGAGCGCACGTTCTTCACTGGCGATGGCGTGCCCAAGGTGACGGACAACATCCTGGCGCTGGCTGCTGCGCCTTACCCCACCGCATCGCGCCCCCTGGGCGTACCCGCACCGGCTACCGCGCTGATCGCTTCGGTCAACGCTGGGTCTTGGACGGGCTTGGACAACTCCTACTACTACGTCTACACCTACGTGAATGACTGGGGTTGGGAAAGCGCGCCAGGCCCCGTGAGCGTGGAGGTGGTGCGCCCCACCGATGCCACTGTGAGCCTGTCCGGTTTCGCAGCCGTGCCTGCTGGCAACTACGGCATTAACCGCATCCGGATTTATCGCACCCAGACCGGCACCTCTGGCGGTACCGAGTTCTTCTTCCTGCGCGAGATCGCACTGGGCACGGCCAGCACGAGCGACGACAACCGGGACTTGGGCGAAGTACTGCCCACGGCCACCTGGGCGATGCCGCCCGCTGACCTGCACAACCTCACCCCCTTGTGGAATGGGATGCTGGCGGGAATCAGCGGCAACGCTGTGCGCCTGTGCGAGCCCTACACCCCTTACGCCTGGCCATCGGGCTATGACCTGGTGCCGCCAGACTCCAAGCCTGTGGCCATTGGTCACTTTGGCCAGTCGATCCTGGTTTTGACCACGGGCCGCCCGCTGCTGGCCAGCGGCTCAAGCCCGGACGCCATGGATCAGGCCCCGCTTGAGCTTCCCCAGTCCTGCGTGAGCGCCGAGTCTGTTGTGAGCATGGGCGCTGGCGTGGCCTGGTCCTCTGACGATGGCCTGTGCTGGTACGGCTCCAACGGTCCCAAGATCCTCACGGCTAGCGTGATGACCCGCGAGGACTGGCAGGCGCTGCGCCCTTCGACTGTGATCGGCCAGATGTACGAGGGCCTGTACTTTGGCAGCTACGACGATGGTACGGGCCGCAAGGGCTTTGTGATCGACCCGATGAACCCGACCGGGATGTTCTTCCTGGACACGGGCTACGAGGGCATGCACTTTGATGACTTGCAGGACCAGCTGTACGTGCTGGACGGGACCAACGTCAAGCGCTGGGATGCCGGGGCCACGTTCCTGACTGCGCGCTTCAAGAGCAAGGTCTACCAAGCCCCGAGCGCCATCAGCTTCAACTGCGCCGAGGTGGTGGCCGACACCTACCCCGTGACGCTGCGCGTCGATGCCATGGGCCTGACTGCCGACCAGGTGGCCCAGGTGCTGGCGGTCAATGACCTGCTGACTGCGCCGACCGCCACCAGCCTGCGCTACACGGCCACCGTGACCGACCGCAACGGTTTCCGGCTGCCCGATGGCTTTGCCGCGCCTGACTGGCAAATCGAGATCGAGAGCGCCACCCCCGTGCAGGAGGCGAGCTTGGCCACCAGCATGAAGGAACTGGCCGAGTCATGACCAACCGCAACGATCTGCCGCCACCATCAGCCGGGAATTTTCCCCAGCGCGTGCGCGAAACGCTGATGACCTACCTCGGTAAGCAGGGCAACCCCCTGGACCGAGGCCTGACGCTGCGCGACCTGATCGAGAACGGCATCATCAAGTTGGCCAAGGGCTGGCGGCCTGGCGGCGACATTCCGCTGCTGGAGCCCGGTGACGCTGTGGCTCAGGGCGAAGAGCCCGACCTGACCCCGCCGCCGACCCCCACGGGCTTTGCCGTGAGCGCGGCGATCAGCCACGTGTTCATCGAGCATGACCTGCCCGCCTACCTGATGGGCCACGGGCACCTGCGCACGCGCCTGTATGGCGTGACGCACACGGCTGGCCAGCCTCTGCCCACGTTCAATGATACGGTGGAGCTTGGCCAGTTCTCGGGGACCATCTGGGCACTGGCCAGCAACCCGGCCACGACCTGGCGGCTGTGGATCAAGTGGGAGACCGTGGACGGGGTGTTGAGCGCGGCACCCGCTGGCGGCACCAACGGCCTTGAGGCGGTGACTGGCCAGGACGTGGGCACGCTTCTGACTGCCTTGACCGGCGAGATCACAGAGAGCCAGCTGTACCAGTCATTGGCCGAGCGCATCAACTTGGTGGACGGGAATGGTACGGGTAGCGTCAACGCCCGGCTTCTGGCTGAAGCCAACGCTCGCGGCGCGGCGATCTTGGCCGAGCAGACTGCGCGGCAAAGCGGCGACACCAGCCTGGCCCAGCAGATCACGACCTTGACCGCTGCCGTGAACACGGCGGACGCGAACCTGGCCGCTGCCATCCAGACCGAGGCGACTGCACGGGCTAACGCCGACACTGCCGAGGCTCAGGCGCGCCAGACACTGGCCGCCACGGTCAACTCCAACACGGCGGCGATCCAGACCGAGCAGACTGCGCGGGCATCCGAGACCGGGCAGCTTTTCGCCAGGTACACGGTCAAGATCGATGTGAACGGCTATGTGTCGGGCTTTGGCCTGGCATCCACGGCCAACGGCGCAACGCCAACCAGCGCCTTTGCCATCCGGTCCGATTCGTTCTACATCGCCAGCCCCGAAGGCCCAGGTGTGGCCCCGTCCATGCCGTTCATCGTGCGCACCACACCCGTGACGATCAACGGCGTGAGCGTGCCAGTGGGCGTGTACATGAGTGACGCCTTCATCCAGAACGGCACCATCACCAACGCCAAGATCGCCAACCTGGCGGTCGATGATGCCAAGGTGGCCAACCTGAACGCCAGCAAGATCAATGCGGGCTTCATCAGCGCCGACCGCATTCAAGCGGGCAGCCTGGACGCCAAGCTGCTCAACGTCGATGCGGCGGCCATCACCTACGGCTACATCAACGTGGCGCGCATTGCTGATGCGGCGATCACAAGCGCCAAGATCGCCAGCCTGGATGCCAGCAAGATCAATGCGACCAGCCTATCGGCTATCAGCGCCAATCTTGGCACTGTGACTGCCGGATCGATTTCCGGTGTCAGCATGAACATCAATGGCAAGTTCATCGTGGACGCCAATGGCAATGCCACTCTGAAAAGCGGCGATATAGGCGAGCGCATGGTTGTGACCAATACCGGCATCAGCGTGTATGACGCCAATGGCGTCTTGCGCGTGAGGATTGGGAGTCTTTGATGCCGTTCGGACTAAGAGTTTTTGACGCTGGCGGTGCTACGAGGCTTGAGATCTCAGATCGGCTCAGTCGCATCATTTACTCAAGCACAGCGCAGAGCGGAAGCGCCTACGTGCCTGCATTTGACACATCGCTTGGCGTGTTTGGTTTTGTGGCGTCAACAGGATCTGTGCGCAATGCCGCATGCTCTTTTGACAACGCAACAAAAATCTTCACCTGGAACTCACCGAATCCGGGCTTGGCTTACTGCCTCTTGTTTAAATAGCCATGACATACGGATTTTCGATTAGAAATAGCAGCAACGAAATCGTTGTTGACAGTGCGTTTCGCAACTTTGAGGTAATTCAACAAAGCGCAGTCTCTCAAGCCTATTCAACTGGCTACTTTGAGATCACCTACCCTTACGTTGAATTGCCCATGCTGTTCGTCAAAATTCCGAACAGCAGCGCCATTTTTGTCCCAGGCAAGTGTTCAAACACAAGCGCCCGATTTCTTCTATCTGGGTCATCGGTTGCCGAATACATGATTTGCTCGCCAAGAACAGACGGGGCTGTGGGATCGGATGCTGGTGTCTGGGTTAAGGACGAGTCATCGAGGGTGGTTTTTTCCAGCAACAGGCAATACGCAAAGGTTCTGGCTGGGTTCAATTTCACCGCAAAGTACTCCAGCACGTCACAGTCGATCTCGCACGATGCTGCGGACTATGCAAGCTACATCAGCGGACAATTTATGGGCATCTCGGGCATGTGGTGCGCTTGGGCAGGATTTTGGACAATTACTAGACCAAATACCTCACAGATTTCAGTCAACAGAGGAAATCCAAACCCAGGGGGCATTTCAGTTATTAACTGGCTTGCTGGAGGCTCTGCGCCGCCGAACCAAATTTCCTATGCCGACCTTGGCCCTGGAACGTACCAGGACGTGAACAACTATCCCCTTTTAATTGCGAGGCCGTGATGCTGGAACAGTACGAACTTGACACGGCTCACGCAATTTATCAGTCAATGCACGGAGTTGAATCCATGAAAACATTTAATGTCGAAATTGAGTTTGAAGGCGTCAAAAAGATGGTTGCCGTTGAGTCTGCAACGATTATGAATGCCATGAACGAAATCTATGTCAATCGTGTGCGCGTGCTGGACGTGCAGCAAATCGGCCAAGGCGATGATGGCATCAACACTTACAGCGTGAAGGTTGACGTTGATGGAGAAGTCGCTGCGTTCAATGCGCAAGGCAGGAACCCTTACGAGGTTCTGCACAATGTTTCTGCCCAGCGGCTCAAGGTCATCAGGGCCACTGAGGCCCCAGCAGCCTGACAGGAGTTCACCGCCCTGATTGTCCCCGTGGCAAGCATGGCACCCTCCCATGAATGGACTATGAGGATGCCACCCGCGAGTTTTTGAGTGCCGGGATGCGCGTCTTTCAGGGCGCGATGTTCGCCCCTGACGAGAAAGCGCACTGCCGGGCTCTGTACGAGATCTACCAGCCGACTGGCACTGTGGTGGATCTCGGTTGCGGCATTGGTGGCGTCAGCCACTACTTTTGGCACCAAAACCCCGACCTTGAGTGCATTGGCGTGACCAACTCGCCAGTGCAGGCCGACCACGTTCTGCCGGGCGTGACCATCCGCATTGCCGACATGGCCAACACCGGCCTGCCCGATGGGTGCGCGGACCTGGTGATGTTCAACGAGTCCTTTGGCTACGGTCGCATCCGCCCGCTGCTCGATGAGGCCATGCGCCTGCTCAAGCCTGGCGGCAAGCTGTGCATCAAAGATTTCGGCTTTGTCTCGCACAACCGCACCTGTGGCGTGAGCGAGAGCCGCTGGGGCTACACGGTGCATCACCCGGACGCCTTGACCACTTACGCCGAGGCTGCCGGGTTTTCGGTCGAGCGCCAAGCCCGCCACGTGCGGGCCGACTTTTCCCGCTGGCACCGCTTCATGGAGGGCTACTCGCATGCTGGCGATCACGACCACGCCCCCCATGGCGGCAACATCACGGCGGCCATCTACATCCTGCGCAAGCCTGCCCAGACGCAGACCCAAGGCGTCACCACCTTGGCCGAGGCCATGCAGGGCGATCAGGACGCCATTCGCCTGTGCACTGCGCTGTACAACATCTTGCACACATGGGATGACATCATCGATGGCGACAAGGCAGTGCGCGGCTATGACGTAAATGCCGCTTTCCGCGCCTGCCTGGTAGATCTGCCGCTCAATCCGTTTTACGTGCGCCATGCCGCAGTGCTGGCCCCGGTGCTGGCCGCTGGCATTTCGGCCTGGCATGCAGCCAACCACTTTGAGGCCACGACAGACCGTGAGGCCTGGCGCAAGGCGCACATGCTGCGCGTGCATGTCGGTGCCGTGTTCGTCACTTGCGCCGAACTGGTGGGCGGGTACGAGTGGGGCCTGGACGTGGCCCCCGCCATCTACAACCTGGTGCAGGGCGACACCTTGGCCAAGTACATGGCCGAGATGGAAGCCCGGCACAGCATCGATATTCATACGGTGATTGGCCAAGTGGCTGCATCCCGTCACCGCGAAGGAGCCACCCCATGAAAACCAAACGCGAACGGTTTGAGCAGCGGCTGGAGTCGCTGCGCGAGATCCACGGCAACAACTGGCGCAACGTGTGCCACCTGGACTTTGGCGGCGATGCGCCGCCTCCACCGGACTACACCCCTGTGGCTCAAGCCTCGAAGGAGGCCGCCGAGATCTCTGCGCAGCTTGGCCGCGAGCAAATGGCCGAGTCGCGCCGCCAGTACGAGCAGAACATTGAGATCGCTCGCCCCATCGTTGACGCTCAAAAGCGCAACATGGACCAGGCCTACGAGCAGGGCAATTACAGCTTCGAGAATTTCAAGACCGAAGGCCGACCGCTCCAGCAGGCCATGCGCGACATCGCCATGGGCAAGGTCTCGCCCGAGTTGCAGATCCAGATGGATAAGGCGGCCACGGAGAACGTGGCCGATGTGTCTGCCGCGATGGACAACCAGCGCCAGCAGACCAATCGAGCCATGACGCGCATGAGCGTCAACCCCAACAGCGGGCGATTTGCTGCCATGCAGGGCGTCATGGATCTGGGCGCGGCAACAGCCAAGGCGGGCGCTGCCAACACCGGACGCACCCAGGCCGTGGACAAGTCCTATGCGCGCATGGGCGACACGCTCAACACCTACTCGGGCATGGCTTCGAGCGCGCCCAGCTTCTACTCTGCCGGTACCAACAGTGGCAACAGCGCCATGACAAACCAGATGGCCCCAGGTGGGGCATTGATGACTGGCATGACCACGGGCGCAAACACCACCATGAATGGCCGCCAGATCGCCATGACGGGCCTGACTGGTGTGATGAACGCTCAAGGCAACTACGCCAAGTCTGTGGCTGACATGGACAGCGGCCTCGGTGGCGTGGGCTCTGTGCTGGGTGGCGCTGCCAGCCTGTACACAGCCTTCTCAGACCGCCGACTCAAGGAAAACATTGTCCTGGTTGGCAAAGATGAGGCCACGGGCCTGAACCTGTACGAGTTCAACTACACCGGCAACCCGACCCGCTTCCGTGGCGTCATGGCCGATGAGGTTGAGCCACGGTTCCCGGATGCCGTGGTGTACGACGACATGGGCTTTGCCTCGGTCAACTACCAGATGCTGGGCATCGAATTTGAAGAGGTGAAGTGATGGCACGTCGAAACCGAGTTGCAGAGTTCTTCGAGGGCTTCAATCAGGGCTACGGCACTGTGAGCAAGGTCTTGCAGGACTCCGAGATGCGCAAGATTGCCAGCGAGCAGCCCACCACGAGCGAAGGCTTCACAGCAGAGCAGGGCGACCAACTGCGCGCCGCTGCCGAGTCTGGCCAGTACGACATCGCCTATGACGAGGGCAAGAAGGGCTACACAGTCACCCCCAAAGCTGGCGGCGAGACTGCCGTGATCGCCCAGCAGGGCGTGACTGATTTCATGGGGCAGCGCACGGCGGGCACCATGACGCCCAGCCAGGCTAACAACGCCAAGACCATGGCCATGGCCGGTGTCCTCAAGAAGTTCGACCCCGTGCGCGGCATGCAGATGGAGCAGCAGGCCATTGCTGGCCAGCGTGACGAGGCACGCTTTACCCAGGAGCAACAGCGCTTTGGCCGCGAGCAAAAGAACTGGGAGCGCCAGGACGAGGAAGTGGCCAAACAAAAGGAATACGAGGAAGGGCGCAAGGGCCTGTTTTCGTCCTCACGCTTTGGCCAAAACCAGCAGTCCTACAACCAGGCCATGGGCGAATACCAAAAGCGCCTGGCTGACTATGAAGGGGCCAAGGCCTCCGGCAAAGCAGGCCCCGAGTTGGGCCTAGCCCCTGTGGCACCTGCCCGTCCCGAGTACTCGGTGGGCGATGCGCTGGCCGACCGCGCCTCACTGATCGACCACGATGCCCGCTTTGGCAAGCTCGATGCCAAGGCCTTTGGAGAATTCACCGACCTGCTCAACAAGGTGCAAAGCGAGGGCTACGAAAAGACTTTGCGCCTGGCCCAGTCTGGCGGCTCGCTCCAGGAGGTGGCCAAGGCCTTCAATGCCAACGGCAAGGTGCAGTTTGACCCGGCCAACGTGATCTCTGACAAGATGGTCAAGAACAAGGATGGTGTGGAGACCCGTGTCATTCAGTTTAAGGATAGCCAGGGCAACACCCGCACGATCAACACCGTGGCCGAACTGGACTCACTGGGTAAGGCCGGTGAAGTGTTCAACCGTTTCTACCAGAGCGAAACCAACCGGCGCGGCAACGAGCAGCTGCAACTGTCCAAGAATGCCGATGCTCGCGCATCCACATCCGCCACGACCGAACAGAACGACAAGACCGCCAAGGCTGCCGCTGCCGTGGAACTGTTCAAGCAGCGCAACCCGAATGCGACCGCTGCCGAGTTGGAGGCAGTGCGCCGTGGCGTCATCGATGTGAGTCCGGACAGCAAGAACGCGCCTTCTGAGGTCAAGCTGGCTCAGGCCATGGTCAATGCTGGCCTTGCGCCTGACATGCGCTCAGGCCTGGAAATGGCCCTGACCAAGAAAACCCAGGACCCTGGCGAGTTGCACAAGGACTTCGTGGCCGCTGGCATCAAGAACATGGCCAAGCCCGAGGATGCCGTGGCGTCCGCCGACAAGGTGATGGAGACCATGGGTTACGCCAAGACCAATGGCCGCTGGGCCATGCCTGCTTCTGCCAAGCCTGCCGGGGCGACATTTGCCAGTGAGGCCGATGCAGAAAAGGCCGCCAAAGAGGGCAAGATCAAGAAGGGCGACCGGATCACCATCGGCGGCAAGTCCGGCACCTGGCAGTAATTGGTGGCAAGCATGGCACCCTCATCGGAGACATTCTGATGAGGTTGCGCAATGGCATTTGTACCGGACGAAAATTCTGAGTCTAGTGGTCGGTTTGTTCCGGACCAAGAGCAGTCGAAGAAAAAACCAGATCAGCGCGATCGCACTTGGGGCGAGGCTATTGCCGACTCAGGCATCGACCTGGCCAAGGGCGTTGTTGGGTTTGGTGAGTCTGCCGTAGGCCTGGCAGATCTGGCCACCGGCAACCTGGTGGGCAAGGGCTTGGGGGCTATGGGCTACGACCCTGAGCAAACCAAGCAGATCCTGAGCGACTTTTACAGCGACCCGCGCCAGCAGGCCAATCGTGAGGTTTCGCAGGCCAAAGGCTTCGTGGACACGACCAAGGCCCTGGTGCAAAACCCCAGCGCTGCCGTTGGCTCCATCGTTGAATCCACGCCGATGATGTTGGGCGGTGCCGCCGCAGTGCGCGCCGCCGCCTCGAAGATGCTGGCCTCTGCCGGTATCAAGGCCGGTACCGCTGAGGCTGCCGCCTTCTTGGCCAAGCCTGCAACCATTGCCAAGTTGACCGGCATCGGCGCAGCCACCGAAGGCGCGATGACCGCAGGCAGTATTCAGGAGGCAGGCCGCCAAGCTGGCCGAGACTACACCGACACCGCTCCTGCCGCCGTTGCTGGCGGCTTGGGCACGGCTGCCATCAGCCTGGTCACATCCAAGATTCCCGGCTTCCGTGATGCTGAAGTCGGCGCAGCCGTTGCAGGCATGGGCGGCGCACAGCGCCAGAGCCTTGTGCAGGCTGGCAAAGAGATCGCCAAGGGCACATTCAAAGAGGGTGTGCTGGAGGAACTGCCGCAGTCTGCCCAGGAGCAGGTTTTCACCAACCTGGCATTGGGCAAGCCATGGGACGAGGGCGTGCCAGAGGCTGCCGCCCAGGGCATGGTGGCCGGTGCCGGTATGGGCGGCGGCATGAACACGTATTCGGCTGCCCGCAACGCCATCGGCCAGGCTGGGGAACAAAAGCCCATCACACCTGAATCCGGAAACGCCCCCCAGCCAGCGCCAGCACAGAGCCAAGCACCTGTCACACCGCAATCGGCCACTGCGCCCAATATGGCTGTGACGCAGCCTACCGAGGCCGAGAAAGCCCTGCGCACGCCGGTATCGCTCACTGCCCTGGACCGTGTGGGCGAGATCGATACCGAGATCTCACGCATTGCCGAGCGCACACAGGAATTGACCGCCGAGAACGGCTACGGCCCCGCCTTTGACCAGGAGCGCGCCGAACTGGCGACCAAGGCCCAGGAGTTGGCCAGCGAGCGCGCCAGCATCGCCCAGTCTTGGCCAAAGGCCCAGCCGGGCGCATCCACCAGCTTTTCGACCGAGGCAGGCGTCAGGCTCAATGGCCAGTACGCCCTGATGGATGCCGCCGACCTGGTGACATCGCACGACGAGAGCCTGCGCCCCAACAGCCTGTACCCCCAGGAATTGCAGCCCCGCGACCGCAGCCGTTCGGCCAGCGAGTTGCAGGTCTCCAGCATCGTGCAAAAGCTCGACCCGGCCCGCTTGGGCTTGTCGGCTGACGCCGCCACGGGCGCGCCGATTGTTGGCGCTGATGGCCTGGTGGAGTCGGGCAACGCCCGCACCATCGCCCTCAAGCGCGTGTATCAGGCCAATGGTCAGAAGGCCGAGGACTACAAGGCCTGGCTGCGCGAGAACGCCGGTCAATTCGGCCTCACGCCCGAGGCTGTGGATGGCTTGGCCAAGCCGGTGCTAGTGCGCCTGCGCCAGACCCCGGTGAACCGCGCCGAGTTCGCACGCCAGGCCAACGCCTCGACCGTGCAGCGCATGAGCCCCAGCGAGCAGGCCGTGTCTGACTCCAAGCGCCTGGCATCCCTGGAAGGCTTGAGCCCTGACGATGCCGGTGACTTCACCACGTCCTACGACTTCATCCGCCAGTTCATGGCCATGCTGCCGATCACTGAGCAGTCGGACATGGTGGAGTCCGATGGCCGCCTGTCCACGTTCGGCTACCGGCGCATCCAAAACGCCGTGCTGGCCAAGGCCTACGGTGACTCGCCCACGCTGCGCCGCATGACCGAGAGCATGGATGACAACCTGCGCAACGTCACCAAGGCACTGGTGCGTGTGGCCCCGACCATTGCAGCATCACGTGAGCGCATGCAGGCCGGTACCTTGTACGAGGCCGACATTGCGCCGGATCTTCTGGCCGCCGTTGAAGGCCTGTCCGCCCTCAAGGAAAAGGGCTGGAGCGTGGCCGACGAACTTGGCCAAGGCGACCTCACGGGCGCGAAGTACTCGCCCGAGGCTTCCCAGCTTTTGACCCTGTTGGCCGACAACATCCGCAGCCCGCGCCGCATTGCCGAGTTCGTGCAGCGCTACTACGAGGCCCTGGAAGCTGCTGGAGACCCCAGCCAAGGCTTGATCTTTGGCGACACCGACACCGCACCGGCACGCGCCGACCTTCTGAAATCTGCACGAGGAAATGACAATGGCAACACTGCCCAAGACACCCAGCGGCGAGACCCTGGAGAAGGTGCGCAAGCTGATGCGCCAGGTGGACAGCAATCCCAAGATGCGCCGAGCAATCGCGGCGGCGATCAAGGCGATGGGGCTGCCCGCGCCACTGCCGCAACCCAAGCAGGAGAGCAAAGCGAATGGGTGATGTTCCCGCCCGACACCGGCACCATCGGCATTCCCCGTGCCGAAATGCCCCAGGTCAAAAGCGAGCATCGCGGCGCGCTGATCCAATTCCTGCAAGGCAAGGGCATCGAGCACAAGACGGTCGAGCGCCCAGCCGCTGACCTCAAGCCGACCCAGGCCGAGTTTTCGAGCAAGAAGGCCGAGCGCTGGAAACAAGTGCGCGATGGCGTAGACCGCTCTGTGCTGGCATCCGCCGATGGCTATGTGCTGGACGGTCATCACCAGTGGGTGGCTGCCCTGGCTATGAATGAGCCGGTCAAGGTGATCGAGTTTGACGCGCCCATCCGTGACTTGATGGCCGCCACGTTCCAGTTTCCGAGCGTCAAGCGCTCCGATGGCGCTGCAACCGACCAGGCGCGTGCCCAAGCCCGTCAAGACTTCAAGGACGCCATGGCTGACCTGGCCATGATCGCCACCAAGCACACGCGCTTGATGATGGTCCCGGAAAAGACACCGGACCTCATGCCCACGTTGATCCGCCTGATGGAGGCCGGTATCAAGGAAGTGGGTTACAGCCTCAAGGATCTGGTGGCCTACGTGAAGCAGGCGCTCAAGAACGATCCGAAGCTCAAGACCTTCTGGAACAAGATTGCCACCGACTTGTACCGCAAGGCTGCCGAGCAGGCCATGGCCCGCGAGTCGGCCCAGCGTGTCGATGATTTGTTCGCAGCTGCCGAGGCCCGTATGGGTCAGCAAGATCTGTTCGGGGATGCGCTGGCCGACCTGGCAGACAAGCCCAAGGCCGCCATGATCGATGGCCGCCCGTACGACATGAAGCTGGACAACTTCGCCCCGCCTGAAACCGACACCTTCATCCCCGCTGATGTCCTGGCGAACGCACGCGACCAAATTGGCCGCCTGCTCAAATCAGCCGCACCTGTCGAGATCAGCGCGCAGGATCGTGAGAAGGCCGAGAAGCTGCTCAAGCCGCTCATTGAGCGCGCCAATGAAGCCAAGGCCGAGTACGACCAGAAGATCATCGACATCGCCAAGAGCACCGGCGCACTTGGCCAGATGCTTGCACCAGTAAAGGGGCTTGCTCGCTCTGTTGAAAAGCTGGTGACGGATGAGGGCGTTAACTTCGACCCCGGCAAGATGTACGACATGCTGCGCTCGACCATTGTGGTGAGCAGCTACGCCGATGCTCAGGCCGTGGTCGATGCAATCAGAAAAGAGTTTGAGATCCTGCCCAAGCGCATCAAGGATCAGTCAGACGCCGGGATCAAGGCGACAGAAGTCAGTGGCAAGGCTGGGTTCTTGGACTCTGGCTATGGCCAGGTGCTGGTCAATGTTCGCACCGCCAATGGCACGACTGCCGAGATCCAAATCAATGTGCCCGAAATGCTGGCGGTCAAGAACGCCGAGGGGCATAAGCTCTATGAGATCGAGAGAGCAGAGCCCGAAGGCTCTGAAACGCAAGCTAACGCCATTGCGGCGCAGCGTGAAATTTATCCGCTGGCCGCCTCCGCAGCGGCTGCACGTGCTGCTGCGACCACTTCTGCTGGCTTGCCTGCTGCTTCCAAGAAACCAGCCTCAGTCAATCTCGACCAACGCAAGGGCCACCAGGTGGTTGGCGACATGCCATCCCAAGGCGACTTTTCGTTGAGCACAAAGCGCTTGCCATCGGGGAATTCGACATACACCAACTCCACGCCATCGTCGTCGGTCAAGTCCATGCCGAACTCGCAGCCTGGTGGGAATCTGTCTGGAACATTCATTTCAACACCTCTCGACACAACTGTACCACAAATATCCGGAAATGGATATACTGGCGAGAAAACTGGAGATCAAGATGCAAACGATAACGCTGGTCAAGGACGCGATCAAGGAGAAGGCACCCGCGCTGTATCGCAGCCTGGCGGCAAGCGGCCAACTCAACGAGTACGCCCAAGACCTGGCGGATCAGATCTCTTCGCAGGTGGTGACGCTGACGCAAACGCAGCGGATCAAGGAGGGGTGGGACAAGCTGGGGCCGATGGAGTGCGCGGCCAGGATGCGAACAGCAAGCAGCCTCAACCGCGAGATCGTGCTGGCCGAAATGCTGGAGTTCCCGCAGGACGCGACATCCCCGCAAAGTCCGGACGAAACTACGCCTTCTCAGCCTCCGACCTGAGCTATGAGGGCAGTTGGTTCAAGAAGGCCGAGCAGAACCTCGAAGCCATTGAACTGCTGCTGTCGCTGGAGAAGGATGGCCGCCAGGCCACCCGCGAAGAGCAGGCGAAGCTGGCCAAGTTCATTGGCTGGGGCGCTTCCGAGATCGCCAACAACCTGTTTGGCGACAAGCTGGACAAGGCCGCCGAGGCGCTGAGCAACTACGACGAGGCCATCGCCGCCCTGGGTGATCGCCCGTTCCTGACCAACGCCCGCTACGGCGAGTACGCGCCTGCCTTCCGGGTCCTGCAATACCGCAACCCGCAGTTGACCTGGTACACGGCGGGCAACATCACCCGCGAGATGCTGGATAAGGCCAAGCCCGAGCCCAGCGTGCGCAAGTGGGTGGAGTTGCGCAACCGCCTCAAGGCGTCCATGTCCGAGAAGGAATGGGCCGAGGCCTCGCGCTCGACCCAGTACGCCCACTACACCAGCAAGGAAGTGGTGCGCTCGATGTGGCGCGCACTGGACCGCATGGGCTTCAAGGGCGGGGCCATTCTGGAGCCAGGCGCTGGCATCGGCGTGTTCCCAGGCCTCATGCCCGCCGCCATGGCCGCAAACTCGATCTACACCGGCATCGAGTTCGACTCCTTCACGGGCCGCATCCTCAAGCAGCTGTTCCCCGACGAGCGCATCCTGGTCGAGTCCTTCGTGGACTCCAAGCTGCCCAAGAACTTCTATGACGTGTCGGTCGGCAATCCGCCGTTCTCTGGCACCAAGATCCTGAGCGATCCAGAGTACGCAAAGCGGGCATTCAGCCTGCATGACTACTTCTTTGCCAAGTCGATTGATCGCACCAAGCCGGGCGGTCTGGTGGTGTACGTCACCAGCCGCTACACCATGGACAAGCTCGATGACAAGGCGCGCCAGTACCTGGCTGACCGTGCGGACCTGGTGGGCGCAATTCGCCTGCCTCAAACCGCCTTCAAGCAAAACGCCGGTACCGAGGTGGTCACAGATGTGATCTTCCTGCGCAAAAAAGTGCCAGGTGAGACCTTCGAGGGCGCTCAGTCCTGGGGCAAGTCGGTGCCGCTCAAGGTCAACGGCAACGACTACAACATCAACGAGTACTTTGTGGCCAACCCGGACATGGTGCTGGGCACGCATTCCGATGCGGGCTCCATGTACAAGGACCGCGAGTACACGGTCGCGCCGCTCGATGGCGACATCGAGGCCCTGTTCGACAAGGCGATCAACCGCCTGCCCGAGGGCATCTACACCGCCGAGCGTGGATCTTCTGCCGAAGCGGCCAAGGTCCGCGAGATCGACTTCAACCCCAAGGCCAAGAAAGAAGGCAACTACTACGTCAGCGACTCCGGCGCGCTGATGGTGCGTGAGGGTGGGGTGGGCCAGCGCGTGGAGTTGCGCTCGCAAGCCGATGTGCAACTCATCAAGGACTTTGTGCCGCTGCGCGATGCCCTCAAGCAGGCGCACTACGACCAGTTGAACGAGGGCGATTGGGAAACCAGCATCAAGGCGCTGCAAAAGGCCTATGCCGACTTCACCAAAAAGCACGGCCAGATCAACCAATTCACGCTCAAGTCCGTCAAGTCCAAAGTGGTCGATGAGGACACGGGCGAGACCTACACCGATGAAACCCAGGTGCGCGTCTACACCCTGCTGCGCAAGCTGGAGGATGACCCGGATTACACCCTGGTCGCGGCTCTGGAGACCATCAACGAGGACACGGGCGAGATTAAGCCCAGTGCTTTCCTAACTGAGCGCGTGCTGGGCAAGCCCGATGCTGCCAGCGTCAACACCCCAGTCGATGCAATGCTGTCATCGCTCAACGATGTGGGGCATGTGGACATCCCTCTGATCGCCCAGCGCGTGGGATTGACCGAGGCCGAGACCATCGAGGCCCTGGGCTCCGCCATCTATGAGGACCCCGCTGTCAGTTGGGTGACTGCCGACGAGTACTTGAGCGGCAACGTCAAGCGCAAACTGGATGAAGCCCGCACGGCTGCCAAGACCGACAAGCGCTTTGAGCGCAATGTGGCGGCGCTCGAAGCTGCCCAGCCCGCGCCTAAGACCCCAAGCCAGATCAATGTGGGCATCGGCATGAACTGGGTGCCCGGCGCTGTGTACAGCCAATTCCTGCGCGAGTTGGCCGGTGTGCGCGCCCAGGTGTCCTGGAATGAGCGCACCAAGCAATGGTCCGTTCAGGAGGTCAGCGGCGGCAAGACCATGCAGGCCACCGCCGACTGGGGCACGGCTGATCGCAACGTGACGGACATCATGGAGCATGCCTTGACCGGCAGGCCCATCCGCATCACCAAGAGCCAGGGTTACGGCAAAGACAAGACCACGGTCTTTGACTCTGCCGGTACCGAAGCGGCCAACCAGAAGCTCGAAGCACTGCGCGAGGCCTTTGCCAACTGGGTGTGGAAGGATGCCGAGCGCACCGATAGCCTGGTGCGGATCTACAACGACACCTTCAACACCACGGTGCCGCGATCCTTTGACGGTCGTCACCTGACGCTGCCGGGCACGTCCAAGGCGTTCAGCGTGTTCGATCACGTCAAGCGCGGGGCCTGGCGCATCATCCAGCGCGGCAACACCTACCTGGCGCATGCCGTGGGTTCGGGCAAGACCTTCCAGATGGTCATTTCGGCCATGGAGCAAAAGCGCCTGGGCCTCATCAAGAAGCCCATGATCGTGGTGCCCAACCACATGCTCAAGCAGTTTGCGCACGAGTGGCAGATGCTTTACCCGGCTGCCCGCCTGATGGTGGCCGACGAAAAGAACTTCCACACCGACAACCGCCGCCGCTTCGTCTCGCGTGTGGCGCTGTCTGACCTCGATGGCGTGGTCATCACGCACAGCGCTTTCAAGCTGCTGGATCTGGACCCCGAGTTCAAAAGCAAGATGATCGAGGAGCAGCTGGACTACATGCGCGCTGCCCTGGAAGAGGCCGAGGCCGAGGATGGCAAGGGCGGCAAGAAGTCCCCGCGCATCAAGCAGATCGAAAAGCAGATCGAGAACATGGAGCAAAAGCTGGAAGCTGCCATGGCATCGACCGGCAAGGACACCAACGTCCGATTCGATGAACTTGGCGTGGACATGCTCTACGTGGACGAGGCCCACGAGTTCCGCAAGCTCGATTTCACGACTTCGCGCCAGGTCAAGGGCATCAGCCCGCAAGGCTCTGCCCGCGCCTTTGACCTGTACATGAAGTCCCGCTACCTGGAGCAAAAGAACCCAGGCCGCTCGCTGGTGCTGGCATCGGGCACGCCCGTGACCAACACCCTGGCCGAGTTGTACACGGTGCAAAAGTTCATGGACCGCCAGGCCTTGGAAGATCGCGGCATCGAGGACTTCGATTCATGGGCCTCGATGTTCGGGCGCGAGCGCACGGTTTTGGAGCCCAACGCCGCTGGCAAGTACGAGCCTGTGACCCGGTTCAGCAAGTTCGTGAACGTGCCCGAGTTGACCCAGATGTTCCGCGAGTTCGCGGACGTGCTGACTTCGGACACCCTGGCCGCTTTGCTGGGCGACAAGCGCCCGAAAGTGGAGAACGGATCTCGCAAGATCATCGTCACGCCCAAGACCGGGGCCTATGACGGGTACCAGTCCGACCTCTCCGCCCGTGTGGAGAAGTCCCGCGCCTGGAAGCCAACCAAGGACGAGCCGAACAATCCGGACCCGATGATCCGCATCATTGGCGATGGCCGCCTGGCTGCCATCGACATGCGTTTCATCGATCCATCGCTGCCCAGCGACCCGGACTCCAAGCTCAACCGCATGATCGATGACGTGATCCGTGTCCTGACTGAGACCAAGGACATGGAGTACCGCGACAAGGCGGGCAACGTCGAGCCCAACAAGGGCGCGGCCACGATGGTGTTTTCTGACCTTGGCTTTGGTGAGGGTGTGGCCGCCAATCGCGGCTTCAATGCCCGCGCCTGGTTTGAAAAACGCCTGCGCGATGCTGGCATGCCCATGAATCAGGTGGCTTTTATGTCCGACTACAAGAAGTCGGCGGACAAGCTCAAGCTGTTCAAGGACGTGAACGCTGGCCGGGTGCGCCTGCTGGTGGGCTCCAGCAAGAACATGGGCACGGGCGTGAACGCACAGCAGCGCCTCAAGGCCCTGTTTCACCTGGATTCGCCTTGGTACCCGGCTGACCTGGAGCAGCGTGAGGGCCGCATCGTGCGCCAGGGCAACAAGAACCCGCTGGTGCAGCTGTACGCCTACGCCGCCAAGGGCACCTACGACGAGAACATGTGGAAGATGCTCGCATCCAAACAGTTCTTCATCGACCAGGCCTTGAGCGGTGACGCGAACCTGCGCGAGTTGGAGGACCTGGACAGCCAAAGCCAGTACGACCTGGCCGCTGCCATGGTGGCCGAAGATCCGCGCATCCTGCAACTGGCAGGGGCTCGCGCCGAGATCGAAAAGCTCCAGCGCCTTTACCGCGCCCACGAGGACCAGCGCGCCCGCTTCAAGTCCCAGTACGACATGGCGCGCACAACGGTGGAGTTCAACCAAAAGCGCATGCCCGAGGCCGAGAAGATGGCCGCCCTGGTGCAGGACCTGTCGGGCGACAAGTTCCGCGCCAAGGTCATGGGCAAGACCCTGGCCGAGCGCGCCGACTGGGCCGAGGCCCTGATCGCCAAGTACAAGGACCTGACCGCCAGGGGCGAGACCAAGCCCATGACCATTGGCGAGATCTCCGGTTTTCCAGTGGTGTTTGGCGGCGAGACCGTTGCAGGCCAGTTCATGACCAAGGTGATGCTGGGCACGCCCGACCCGATCTTGCTGATCGCGGATGCCGGTACCAGCCCCATTGGCGTGGCCATGCGTGCGCAAAACGCCGTGTCAGATGTGGCCAGGCTGCCCGCCAAGATGCGCGAGCGCATCACCGAGGCCAAAGCTCAGATCGATGCACTGACCAGCCGCTTGGAGTCGCCTTTCCCCATGGCTGGCATGCTGGCCGACAAGGTGAAAGAGGCCAACGACCTGGAGGACATGATCGCCTCTGATTCCAAGCCCAAGACCTGGCGCGTGGAAAACAAGGCCTCTGGCCTGGGCTTTGATGTTCAGGCCACCAATGCCGACGAGGCAATCACCAAGGCAGTTTCCACCAATGGCGGTGCTGCTGAGGACTGGATGGCCACTGAGGCGTCAGAGGTCAAGCCCGCAGAGGACACCCGACTGTCTCGCGGCGCTGGCGCTGCGTCCGGCGGTGTGAGCGTCGATGACCTGGACGCCATGGTGCGCGGCGTTAAGGCAACGATGCCCAACATGCCCAAGGTGACGGTGCTGTCTGACCCCAGTAAGGCTCCCAAGGGCTTGCGCGAGTACATCATTCGCCAGGATGCCTGGGATGACGTGGAAGGCGCATTTCACGAGGGCGGGCTGTACCTGTTCGCATCGGGCCTGTCTGACATGGCCCGCGCCGAGCACGTGCTGCTTGAGCATGAGGCCGCCCACTTTGGCCTGCGCGCCTTGCTGGGTGACAGCCTCAAGACCGCCATGGCCCTGGTGTCTGCCAACAACGCTAACGTGCGCCGGGCGGCCTTCGAGATCCAAAAGCGCGGCAACAAGATGTCCACCGCCGAGGCTGTGGAAGAGGCCATCGTGGACATCCCGACCGCCCAACTGGCCAAGCTCAAGGGCTGGCGCAAGGTCACGGTCATGGTGCGCGATTGGTTGCTGGCGCATGGCTACAAGAACTTGGCCAACAAACTGAGCGATCTGCTTGAGGGCAGTTTGACCCAGCAGCAGCGCGCCGACCTGTTCGTCGCTGAACTGGTGCGCGGTGCCCGCGAGTACGTGGCTGGCAAGAGCCCGGTGAGCCGGGTGGGTTACATGGGCGACACCCGCCTGTCCACCACGCTCAAGGATGACATCGAGCGCCAGGAGAAGTGGCTGCAAACCGAGGCCCGCGCCCGAGGCTTTACCGATGTCGAGGACATGCTGGCCAAGGACTACCCCCTGTTTGAGCGCCTGGCCGCCAAGTGGCGCGAGAAGAACCCGGCAGAGGATGGCGTGATGCTTTCGCGCCGCAAGGATGCCCGCGAGCGCGCAGACGAGATCCTGAGCCAGAAGGCTGGCAGCCGCGCCCCGCTGGATGCCTTGGCCAAGGGTTTGACCCGCATCACCGGCATCGAGCGCCTGACCGGCGCAATCTACGACCGGGCGGGCTACCTGCTGGACCGCTACACCCCCGAGACCATCAAGGCCGGTGTGGTGGCCGACTATGGCGTGCCCCAGGCTGTGATCGATCAGCGCGTGCTGCTGCAAGGTCGCCAGCGGGTGCAACTGCGCAAGGCCGGTGAGTTGATCGAAAAGCTCTCCACCCTGACCCGCGAAGAGTCTCGCGTGGCCTACGAGTGGATGAACATGGACGGTGCCGACCCCAAGGCCTACGTGTCCATGATGCAAGGCCTGCCCGAGGAATCGGTCAAGGTATTGCAGGACGTGCAAAAGATGATCGATCAGCTCTCGCGTGAGGCGGTGCGACTTGGCCAACTGAGCCCCGAGGCTTACGAGGCCAACAAGTACGCCTACCTGCGCCGCAGCTACGCCAAGCACATCCTGGAGCAGACCGCAGGCGAAAAAGCCAAGCGCGCCCGGGTGATCTCCATCCTGGGCGACCAGTACAAGGGCCGTGGCCTGACCGAGGCCGCCACCATGGCCAAGCTCAAGAACACCGCACCCGAGTGGTGGGGCCGCAAGCTGGTCAAGGGCAAAGCCGATGCAGGACTCAAGGGCGAGAAGTTCGTGCGCCTGGAGCGCCGCGCCGCATCGGGCGAGGGCACCAAGCCGCTGGAAGGCATGGAAGGCAAGGCCTTGGGCAAGTTGCTGGAGGTGGCTTACTGGCCAGCCGGTGAAACCATCCCGAGCCAATACTCGGAATGGTCCAAGGCGGGCACGTTCGAGGTACGGGATGTGAAGGGCGAGAACGTCATTTTCTGGCGCGACTTCACCAAGGACGAGCGCGAGACCATGGGCGAAGTCGATGAGGCCCGCTTTGCCATTGCCAAGACCCTGCACGGCATGATCCATGACGTGGAGGTGGGACGCTACCTGGAGTGGATGGCGCACGGCTACGCCTTAAAAGAAGGCGAGACCATCCCCGGCGAGGTGGTGGAAGCGTCTGAGCGCTACCGCGACACTTTCAAGCCTGGCGAGTGGGTGCGTGTGCCCGACACCAAGATCAGCGGCACCAGCGTGGCCAAGTACGGCAAGCTCGCTGGCCGCTACCTGCCCGGCCCGGTCTGGAATGACCTGCGCCAGGTGGTCAATGGCCAGTTCAAGCCTTTTGGTGACACCTATGCCCAGATCCTGAGCATGTGGAAAACCGCCAAGACCGCGCTGTCGCCCGCCGTGCACATGAACAACGTCATGTCCAACTTCGTCATGGCCGACTGGCATGACGTGGGCGCGGCTCATGTGGCCAAGTCCCTGCGCCTGATCCTGGCAGCAAGCCAGCGCGAAGGTCAGGGCGCGCTGGGCGGTTTGGGCAACAAGTTGGCCAAGGCTGGTATTGCCGACCGTGAGGCTGCCCGCGAGATCCTGAACCGCTACACCGACTCGGGCGGCGATGTGGGCTCTTGGGTGACGAACGAGATCGCCAAGGACCAGCTGGAGCCCCTGTTGGCCAAGCTGGAGCAGGAGTTGGCCGCCACGGGCGGGCAGTCTGCCCAGGCCGAGGTGGGCGTGATGTCGGCGCTGCAAAACGCCTTGATGCTGCGTTTCCCGACCGCTTGGGAGGCCTTCAAGGGCTCCAAGCCCGGCAAGGCCATCGGTACCGAGGCCAACAGCCTGATCGACCTGTACCAGGCCGAGGACGATGTTTTCCGCCTGGCTGCCTGGCTCAAGGCCAAGGAAGAGGGCGCAACCGACATCGATGCAGGCAAGGCCTCACGCCGCTCATTCCTGGACTACAGCATCAACGCGCCATGGATTCAGGCAATGCGCCAGTCTGCCTGGCCGTTCATCAGCTTCACCTACCGCGCTGTGCCCATGCTGGCCGAGATCGCGGGCAAGAAGCCGCACAAGCTCATGAAGCTGATGCTGCTGGCCGGTGCGCTCAACGCCCTGGGCGGCATGCTGGCCGGTGGCGATGGCGACGATGAAGAGCGCAAGCTGTTGCCCGAAGAAAAGGCCGGGAAGATCTGGGGCATGGTGCCCAAGCTGATCCGCATGCCCTGGAACGATCAGCACGGCTCGCCGGTTTATCTGGACATCCGCCGCTTCATTCCCGTGGGCGATGTGTTCGACGTGGGTGCTGGCCAAGCTGCCGTGCCGGTCCTGCCCGGCATGATGCCTGGCGGTCCGCTGGTGCTGTTTGGCGAGGTGGTGTTCAATAAGTCGGCATTCACTGGCAAGCCGATCACACTGGACACCGACACGCCGCTGCAAAAGGCTGAGAAGGTGGCCGATCACCTGTACAAGGCTTTTGCGCCCAACGTGCTGGGCCTGCCGGGCACCTACGCCACCACGGGGGTGTCGGAGGCTGCGCAGGGCAAGACCGATGCCTTTGGCCGCGAACAGTCAGTGGCCCAGGCCGTGGCCTCATCTTTCGGGGTGAAGCTGGGCAGCTATCCGGCTGACGTTCTGCGCCGCAACCTCAACGCCAAGGCTCAGGCCGAGATCGCTGAGGTCGAGAAGAACATCGCCCAACTCAAGCGCCAGCGTCAGACCAACCGGATCTCGCAAGATGAGTTCCAGGAGGCCGTGCAGGTCGAGGTCCAGAAGAAGACCAAGATCATGCGAGACCTGGCCGAGAAGGTGAAGTGATAGGGTAGGGGGCGGGCGCACTGCGCGCCCGTCTACCTAATTGATCTTCCCGGTTGATAGAATCTAGTTATCTCGTGCAGATCGTGTCCGAATGATGCACGCCCTTGTCTTGTAGAGGACTTCTGAGCATGGCATCATTCATGGTATCGCCTTGTGTTGCACTGCAACAAAACCAATCAATTCAAGCACTTGGCGGTGCTATTGAGAATTGAATGGGAATGATTTAATGTCTGGCAGCGCCAGGCACTGAAAGGCGCAAAACACCCCTAAGCCCGCACCACTGCGGGCTTTTTTACGTCCGCTGTTCGGCATTGACTGGCAGCAACTTGACCCAC